CCCCCCCCCTATTGTACTAGTAGTAATAAACTCAACGAGCCCTCCAAATTCTCCCAATTCTCCCACTTCTCAAAAACCCATTGACAAACTGATCCCCCTATGATATAATAGATAATGTAGTTCACTATGGAAACAACTTTGGTGGTGACTTGTTCCGTTACAATCGCGTTAATTTATTGTAACTTCATTGTAACGTAGCGAGACATCTTTTGTGGTATAATTAAGTTGTAAGATCAAAAATCAGCTTCAAGAAAGGACCCAGTCATGAAGCACACGACCAACCAACCGAAGACCTACAAACTCCACACCATCACCCTCCCGAAAGCTACCCGCCCACTCCTCAAGCTTTGGAACAGGTTCACCAACAACCAACGCCAACGGATCGGATGGGAAAGAGTTTCAACTGGCCAGCTCCCACAGCTGGGAGGCTGGGAACAAGACAACAGCTGAACTGGAGGACACCAAATGATCACCATGATTCAGGCCGCAATCGCAATCGCCATTGTCATCGTTCCTTTCATCGTTGCACTGGACAACCTGAGAATCGTCCAGAGGAGCTAGATTCAATGAAAACATTAGACCAGACCATAGCAGAGCTCGTGCATGACTCATTGACGGATGAAGCAACTCCCCAAGAGATTGCTCAACTCACCGCTTCCATCGCAGCGTGCGTAGAGGAAGCTGGCTTTCCTGAGAACACACCTAAAGACGAGATCTTCAATTGGGTTGATTGCGTAGTTTGGGGGAACTGAGGCACGGCAATGAGTCAATTCGAATTCTTTCCAACTACGGGAATTGAGCCCGTTGCCCATTCCTATCGACCACTGAGGGGTTGGTCAGCACGCGACCAAGAGATTTTTGAATGGCTGGATTCCCAATGGGAGTCAGGAACCTGGGAACCCACTGCAATCGGAGCCGCACTGGAGTCCAAGTTCGCCATGGACCCAAACGATGCGAGCTCCACACTCATGAGATGGATCAGAACCAGAGGTCACGCATGAATCCAGAAACAAAGCGCCCCGAGTCCCCAGAACGTCCCGAGTTCATGACAGATGAGATGCTCAGTTGGCTGGATAACCTGCGACAAGGCGGAACAATCAACATGCTCGCAGCACCCACCCCACTGGCCAAAGAATTCAGATTGACGACTCACGAAGCCCGTCAGGTTTGGATCCAGTGGGCTACAACATTTGGAGAACAAGAAAGCGAGGAAAGCGAATGAACACCAATCAATTCCCGCCCGGTGACGAAGTCGATGTTGAAGTCGAAACCCCCACGCCCGACTACTCGTCTATGTCGTTCGAGGCAGGAGACTCAACATGGGTGGTTGTGGAAGCCTCAGACGATTGCATAGTGTGGAATGAAGCAAACAACGACAACTGAGAACAAATCCAATGGATGAACTTGAAAAGCTTCACGCACTTGCAATCAGTCCGGCCACCATCGAGTGGATCCGGACCCACCTGAATCTCACACCACATGAGTTGGAGGCTTTGGAGCAGTTCAGAAACACCCGTATCGGAACTTCGCAATTCGAAACAGCGATTGGAATCCGCAAACCAAAACCACCACGCACTCCTACTGCATCCGAGCAGCTCGAGAATAAGATTGCCACCATTGACTTTGGAGGTCGTCACAATGGAGATTCCCAAGATTGATCCCAGATTTGCAGGTCATTTAGCCTGCCTAGATGGGCTTCCGCTGAAAGCCAACCCATACAGGCACTCAATCCATCGCCAACAGTGGATCGAAGGATGGACTGCAGAACAAACCCGCACCGTGAGTGGTCCTATGATCCCATTTCTGGATTTGGTGGCATTGGCAATTTGGATTGTGGTCATTGCACTTGTCGGATCAGCCGCAGTGGGATTGATTCTTTGGTTCGTGCTGAACACGGCTCCAGGAGGACCCCAGTGACTTTCAAAGTTGTCACCCAAACATGTCCGCAATGCAACGGGGAACGATTCATCCAGTGTCCCACATGTCAAGGAAAGGGCTCATTCTCAGTTCTTGTCTACATACCGTGTCCTGAGTGTAGTGGAGCAGGAATGAGGCCTTGTCCAAAGTGTCACGGAAGTGGTCAGATTCATGAAATAATCCGAACCGTATGAAGAACCACATAAAAGGAGATTCCAATGGCTTCACCCGCTAGTGCATACGAACTGTATTTGGAAGAGTTAGCCGCCACCGTGGGTTGCGACGTGTCGCAGGTAGCCCATGTGGCAGGTTCGTTGGCTCAATTCGTAGCCGACGGCACCTATGAGATGGTCAACACCCAACTCGCCCACGAAGGCCAATGCCCCATCGAAATCACCCACGTTCCTCACGGGAGCAAATGACCATGGTCACCATTCCAACTGAACCACTTGGAACAATCCAAGGCTCCATGGTCGTGGTCGAGTGTGGGAAATGCGGCCGGAAAGCTTGGGCTACAATGGGAAGAACCCAAACCCGCACAGTGTGTTGTGGGGTATTGGTTGGGGCCAAAACCACAAAACCCACGAAATCCGCTGCATCCACCCCATCCGTCGCAGTCCCACCTCCCACGTCTCGACTGAAACCTCGGAAAGTTTCCGATGCCAAGCGCAAAACTCAACACCGCTGAGAACAAGACCTAATTCCACAAGGAGACTCGACATGCAAACAAGAACACACGACCTATGGATTTGGTTCGCACTGGCTGCTTTGGTCGTTCTAGCATTGGTTTTGGCTTCAGGTGCCAAAGCCGCCACTCTCACTTGGGATTCGCCAATCAGCCCCATCACCACACCCAACCATCCCATTGTGACCTTGGTTCCTGAACCAGGCATTCCCACCGGATTCACTCCGACCCCACCAGTGTCGATTGATTCAGCTCCAACCACGCCAGAGCCTGTGGGAATGACTGATCCCACCCCAACTCCACAGCTGGAACCAACTCCAATCGTACTGTTGCCTCCCACAGGCAGTTACCCACCTCCAGGTGCAGCTGCTGCAGCAGTGTCAGTCGTGATAGTGGTCATACTTCTAGCATTGCTCATTGCCTGGATTGCCAGTGAGAAGTGAAATCCAATGGCAAAAGCCGATCTGTCAGCCAAGGGCGGAATCTATTTGATCCGCAACAAGGTCACCAAGTGCGTCTATGTGGGAAGCGCACGCGACCGTATCAAGAAGCGTTGGACACGTCACCGTAGTCGCCTCAACCGTGGACTCCATCCCAACGAACGGCTCCAGGCCGATTGGACTGCCCAAGGCCCCAAAGACTTTGAATTTCGGGTGCTCGAGAATTGCAATCCATCCAAACTGATCGAACGCGAAACGTTCTGGTTGGCTGTGTTTCGTGACACAATGGGATGCGAAGTCTACAATGAGGTTGAACCCCAAGAATATGGACACTAGGGAGAGTCTTAAAAGATTCCGTGATGTGCTTCGGAGTTGGCCCACAAGTCACTTGCAGCTGGTTGTTCGAATTGTTGGGTGGATCACTTGTTTGGCCCTTTTAACGGCCGCAGCCACATCCATGGTTGCATGCATAGCGGCTTTGATCGTGGCCTTGATCACAACTTCGGTTGAAATGATGTGGAGGTGAACTTATGGCACTGGAAGGCGAACTGAGCGGACTAGAAGGAGCGACCTGCAGCTGTGGAGCTCAGCTCGAATTGACTGTCCAACACAGCCCTGCAGGCTACTATCTGGGCTACTACTGTCGGATTTGTGGACCGTGGTCACGTGAAACTGGCTACTTCGCAACGAACACCGTGGCCACAACTGAACTGGCCAAGGCACAAGCGGGAATGACACCATCCAAACTGCGCACCACCGAATTTGCACCAGAGCTTCCGTGGAAGGGTTTGGACTGAACGATGGAACTCAACTTCAAAAACAAAAGAGATGTTCGGCCACGTGACGTCCGAGCTTTGGATGCGTTCGCAATCAAGATTGTAGCTTGGGCAAATGTGGGCGGAACCTGGGCTGCATATTGGGGGCCTGCTGATTGGACTGACGAGCGAGTGGCACGCGCAGGTGAAATCATCGATGAGAGTGCCGCAAGGTCTCTGTTCTATGTGCTTGACAAAAGCAAAATTCCTTACGGAGAGTTTTAATCTGGGGAGGTGAACTCGTGGATCTGACCATTGCTTATGTCGACGGAAGTTGTCTTGGGAACCCTGGTCCTGGCGGTTGGGCAGTCAAACTCATCAAAATTGATCCGCCCCGAAGCGCCCTGGTGAGTGGCCAGATGCCCAGCACCACAAACAACTTGGCAGAACTTGAAGCTGTCTATCGAGCGATTTGCGAATGCGGTCCCAACCAGTCTCTCGAGCTCCACACCGACAGCCAACTAGTCATTGGTTGGTTGTCACAAGGTTGGGAACGCAATGATCCGGAATGTGGTGCAAAACTGGATGAGATTGAAGAACTCATCGCATCCAAAATGATCCATCTCTTCTTTGTCAAAAGCCAATCCAAATCCAGCGAACCAAACCACCGCGCCGTTGATCGTCTTGCAAAAGTCGAAGCCCACCTGGCCAAAGCAATGGCGATTTGCACAAGTCCCCAAAATCCTTGATCTACCACTTCTCAAAAGCCCATTTACGGACCGATCACGTTATGATATAATGATAAAATCAATTCACAGTTATGGGGTTCAAATGGACAAGCACACAGCAAACCTAACCACCAATCCGAGACTGCTCCGTTGGATCGGCTTCACAATCAACCTTCGAGCCGCTTCTCAATATGCTCTGCATCTTTTGAATGAAGCAGATGCCCAAGAGTTAGCTCGCATCGCAGATGTCTTGATTGAGGCCGCTTCCCAATCCGAACCCACACTTGAATTGGAGGGGGTGCTTCTATGACTGCCCACTTAAACCCACCCTTCCACACCGCACTCAAACAGCTGATGGAGGATCGAGTCGAGCTCCCTTGTCTTTGCAAAGAGCACCCTCGTCTTGGTCTCACTGGTGAAGTTCCCCCATCCGTTATTTGCAGAGAATGCTTGAAAACAATAGGATGGATCAGTGCAGATGAGTGGCCAATCATCAAGCTCCAAATGGACCTCACCAACGACTACATGGCAGCCACCTGGAGACTGAGAAACTTAGCAATAGAACATCGAGACTGGAGGATCATTATGACAGACCCAACCGCACCATCCCCTTTGGAATCCCACCTTAATCAGCTCCGTTCCAACCCCGCAGTGGTTCAAACCGTTCCGGGCCACATTCTCTATAGCACACCGGGAGACGCAAGCTTGGGAGTGAATTGCATCCACCGCTGGATCATCTCTGATGATTCAACATCTCCACCAATCGTCAAATGTCTGCTTTGCGAGGGCGAACGGCAACTGACTCCCGAAGAAGTTGCCATCTTAGAACACGCTGAGGCTGCCGGAGTGGTATTCTTGAAGTGGCCAGAGCGTCTTTCCAAGATTCGCAACCTCATTGGAGGGAGTGCTACTGCTCCTGACAAAACCACACGCCGTGCAGCTCGCCGCGCAGCCAGACGAGCCGGTGGACTTCCGGCCACAGAGCGAATGACAACTGGAATGAACACTTCCAATGCAGTCGAGTCAGCTGCAGCTGTTCCTGCCGGCTTCATTTCAGTCAAAGATGCAGCTGACAAACTAGGAATCGAACCCAAACGACTTCGCAAAATGATCCGCAACCACGTCTACGAAGGCGTCAAGGTCAACGGGTTGGTTTACGTGAAACTCGATCACGACTGAGGCAACATCTCCAATGGAAACCCCATTCCTCACAGCTCTTGACTTTGAGCTTTCACGTCCTGTAGATGTGTCCCACAGTGAACTCAAATCCTGGAACCAATGCCCAGCCAAATGGTGGTTCAAGTACGTGTTGAGGTTGCGACCCAAGGCCGGATCTTCCGCTTCTACACTGGGAACATTGGTCCATGAAGTGCTTGCGCAATACTACGATCCCACGTTGGAACCTGAATTTCGCACCCAAAACTTGTTGCTTGACTTGTTTGAGGATGCATGGAAAGAAGCCTTGGGCAACGGAACTGTTGATTCCACAAGTCTGCTCCATAGTCGTGCTGTGGAGATGTTGGAAAACTACTTTTTGGCGTGGTCCTCAAAAGATTGGGAACTTGCCTTCACAGAAATGGACTTTCGCGTTCCCATCTTCAGCCACACGCTTTTGAGTGGTTTTGTTCATGGGCGATTTGACGGAGTCTGGATAGACATCAATGGAGGAGTGTGGATTGTTGACCACAAAACCACCAAGCGCTTTGCAACTGAAAGTCTTCTCCTCAACACTCAAATCGATCTCTACAGCGTAGCAGGCTCCAAGCTGTTTGGAGACCAGTTCAAAGGCGTCATAATCAACTACATTCGATCTGAACCCTCGAAGTCTTCGCCAAATTTCCAACACGTGAAGGTCAGACGAATCCCTCCAGAGATCCAATTTCTGGAAACCAACCTGGCCTCACAACTCGTCGCAATGGGCTCAGTGCAATTCCCCCAAATCAATTTTCACTTTGGAGATGACTGCGGATGGCGCTGTGAATATCCAATGCTGTGCAAAACACTGAGGGGAGGTGGGAACCTCCGCAATGCAATCATGTCGTTTTTCAAGTTGCGTCCGCCCTCAGATTCAGAACTAGAAGGAGACTGATGACCAATGGCCAGACCCTCAAACGAACTCATCTCAAAATACTTGACCACAGCCGAGGCAGCAGGTCGTCTCAAAATGAGACGCCAACGCCTCAAGAACAGGATTCGTGCGCACCAGTTTCCTAAAGCCCCATTCATCGACGAGACAGGTTGTGCAGCTTTCACCGAGCAGTGGGTGAGAATGGCCAAACTAATCATACTGTGTGAGAAGGGCAAGATCACTCAATGGGAACTCCGCAACGAACTGATTGCCATGGGATACATTGATGAAGATGCGTCCCGCTCGACTCCGATTGAAGAATTTGAGTTTTGGACACGCGAACCAGAAAGGATCGTGACAAATGACACAGCAACCAAATCCCACCAGCCCTGAGGTCCGGCCAGTCCGAAGCCCCACAATGACCAATCGTCAATCCACCACAACTATTCCTCTGTTGATCTACGGTGGTCCAGGAGTAGGGAAGACTCGGCTGAGTGCGACTGCACCTTCTCCATTCATTCTTGAGTGTGATCCAGCTGGAGCGCTGAGTTTGCAGGATCAAGAATGCATGATGTGGGACATTCAATCCATGGCAGAATTCAGGGAAGCGTGGAATTGGATGGGAGCCCACATGGATCAGTTCACAACCATTGTGGTCGATGGCTTCACGCGCCTCCAAGGGCTGGGGCTGGATGAATTGATACCAGCAACAAGCTTGGAAGTCGATCGGAAGTATTGGGGTCGCTCATCTCGCCAACTACGTTCCATCATCGAAGGGCTGATGAAGTTCAACAAAGACGTGGTGTTTGTGTGTGGGGAACGACTGCGTGACAACGAAATCAACCACCTCAAAACGATTGTACCTGATCTCACTCCCAGTGTGGCTGCGCTTCTGAACTACAATTGTCGTGTTGTTGGGCACCTCTCAATCACTCAAGTCGCCGAAGGAAAGGTTGCCCAACCCGTGCCCGTTCTCCAAGTCCACAACGACGGAAGGCTTTGGGCAAAAGACTCAAGCGGCAAACTAGGCCGCACCATTCTCAGTCCTAACCTCACAGCCATCTTCAGCCAGATTCGGGGTTCCAAAGTTGGGCAAACCAGCAGAACCGAAGTTGGGTGAATCAGCAGAACTGATCTGCTGTTAACCACATCTCATTCTAGGAGGCAAGTTCAATGAGTCCACTGTTTGGTAAGCAAGACGCACAGGTGCCAGCACCAATGGCACCCCCTGCTGCTCCGCCTGCACCACCCGCTCCTGCAACTCCACAGAGCGCGGATTCCACTGGCGAAGAAGCCTTATTCGATGCAGACACGGGCATCCTGCAGTTCGACTTCACTGGGGTCCAGACGGAGTTCGAACCTCTGCCCGTAGGTCTCTACAGTGCGGCAGTCGAAGAAGTGACGTTCATTCCCCACTCCAAGAAGTCGGGCGAGCCATCGGTGAAGTTCGTGTTCATCGTCACTGACACTGAGTACGAAGGCCGCAAACTGTTCTACAACACCTCACTCCAGAAGCAGGCCGCCTGGAAGTTCGTCAAGACCCTGAACGCGTTGGGAGTGGAAGTTCCCAGCGGCCCGGCCCGCATGAACTTCGGCGAGTTGGTCGGGTTGCCCTGTGTGCTGAGCCTGACCACCGGAGAGTACGACGGCAAGCCCAAGAACGAAATCGTGGAGGTCTTGCCTGCAGGAGCGGACCTGGAGACTGGCAACTTTCCGCGCATCTAGTGCGGATGCGGGCAGTTGATTCGTTCACTCCATCTCGTGGCCCGGATCCAACCCCAGTGGATCCGGGCCCACGTGAATTTAGTCTCTCCAGCTGAAGGAGGACCCCTCTCAATGAAATTCCAGTTCCCATATGAACCCATCAAACTCATGAGTCCTGCCGAAATAGCTGTTGTGCGTTCAGTACCTTCGGGCTTTGTGGAAAACTACACCGACTTCGCATCTGCCCAGACCAATGCGCCTTGGATCTACCACATGACACTGGGGCTGTGTTTGTTGAGCGTGGTTGTCGGCAAACGCGCATTCGAACCTTTGATCAAGTCGCACCCAAACCTGTGGGCAATTCTGCTTGGGCCATCAACTCTGAATCGTAAGTCAACCTCCATACGAATTGCACGCCGGCTGTTGGATGACTTCGATCCCACCCTGTCGCTACCCAATGACTTCAGTCCTGAAGCTTTCGTGGAAGTCTTTGCCAATCGTCCACAAGCTACAGGCATTCTTTTTAGGGACGAACTAAGTGGTTTTTTGACTGCCATGACTCATGCAGGCTACTTGGGAGGATTGAAGGAAATCTTGATCAAGATGTATGACGGGGACCGCTATGAGAGAACCTTGCGTAAACTGGCTCTCATGGTCGACAAACCATTCTTCACGTGGGTCGGGGGAGCGGTCACCGAAAAGTTGCTTGAAGCTTGCACAGACGCCGACATCTACAATGGATTTTTGGTGCGATTCTTTTTAGTCCTAGCCCAGCCCAATTCCTGGAGACCCCTCCCTTATGGGGGACCAGCATTGGAAGAACAGCACGACCAACTGATCGAAACCTTGAAGGGCATCCGCGAAGTACTAGACGAGCGTCACACCTTGTTTCTCAACAATCAACAAGCTGCATCTGACACCGGTGCGACTTTCGTCATGGACAACGAAGCAAAAAACCGTTGGGACAAATATGCCCAAGCTGTTGAGACTGAAAGCTCAGACCCTCTGGCAGACAAAATCAACGGGCGAGCAAGCCCACACTCACTCAAACTTATGATGCTGTTTGCATGTGAAAGGCTCGTGGGCTCCAATCCACTGAAAATCAACCAAACATCCACAGTCGTGGTTCCCCTTGATGTTGTGCTCAAGGCAATCTATTGGACCGAAGTATTCAGGGACCTGACAATCAACACCCTCATGAGTGTGGGACGCACAACTGAATCCAACCTGGTTGAGCGCATCCGTCTCTACATCACAAACCATCCAGCAGTCAGACGTGCAAAGCTGATGAGGCGTTTTGACCTCAAACCTCGCGAGATGGACGAAATTCGTGACACCCTCATGCAGAGAGGTCAAGTCGTTGCCCAAATGGTCAAACCCGCGCGTGGCACTGCATGCGAACGCTACTGGGATGTGGCTGCTTACAATGAAACTGTGGCAGAACATGAAGATCCAACTCCAAAGGAGGACGCACATGATCATAGTTGAAGGACCCGACTCAAGTGGCAAAACAACCTTGGCCAAAGAACTCGCATCGCAGTTCGGATTGAACTACCTAAAAAGTCCCGGACCAAAAACTGACTACGATTGGTGGATGAGTGTGTTAACGCTTCCCACAGATCAACTGGCCAAGCTGATTTGCGATCGTTTCCTCTTCAGTGAATTCGTCTATGGACCAATCGTGAGGGGAAAGATCAAACTGAGTCCGCTCGAGATCGACTTGGTGATTTCCATGTTGGTCACGGCAGAACCGCTTGTTGTCCACTGCGAACTGCATTACAACCGAGAGTATTTCGACTGCCGTCCTCAGTTGCTTGATTGGGACACAAACCTACGAGCTGCTGCCGCATATACACACGTGCTAAGGGGCTGGAACCACAAAGTCTACAAGTGGAACGATTGGAACTCACACGCTGCGACATGCAAAGCGGTGGATTCCTACTGCAACCAGTCTGTGGTTGATTGGCAGGCACGTCGCAAAGAACTCTCCTATGGACGTGGCCAACTATGCAGTCCCCAATTGATGATCGTTGGAGAATCATTCAGTACTAACAACCAGTGGAAAGTTCCCTTTGAACGCTCTCGAAGTGCTCAAATGCTTCACGAAGGCCTACGCAAGGCGGGTTTCACGATGTGGGATGTGTGGTTCACGAACGTGTTGAAAACCGGCAAAGGCCTGACCTCAGCGGACATGACTACTTTGAAACGCGAAATTGAACTTCTCAATCCCACCGAGATTCTCTCGTTGGGAAACCATGCGAGCGGTTGGGTGTTGTTGACAAACCCTCCGATGCCTGTCCGCAAACTGATCCATCCAGGTTGGTGGGTCAGACGCAGTCAAATTGCCGAGGGGTACGACTACTACAGCGAGAATCTGGCTCGCATCATGGAGGGACTCAAATGAACATCACAGACGTGGAAATTGAAGGGCTGTTGGACGCTGCCAAAAAGCTCTATGGAACGGAAGAGTTGATTGGAGTCGTGTTTGCACGCCAGCGCGAACTCATTGCCCAATACGCACCCATCAATGCCGAATTGACGGGTGAACCCGAACTGCCTATCCCAGTGAGTCTCAACAGTGTCAATGGCCAACGCGCCATCAAGGAACGAGCCTGGTGGGCAACGGAAGAGCTTGCAGAATCGCTTGATGCGTTAGAATCCAACCAACCCCTCAAAGCGCTCGAAGAATTGATCGACAGTCTGCACTTCATGACTGAACTTTGTATCATCAGTGGACTGGACCTGTCTGATGCTTTCATTCCAGAAGGCCGCACTGGATATCGGATTCCTGAAATGATCACATTCGTTGTCCAAGATCTTGGAATGGCGATGTGGCAACTTCGCAACAAACCTTGGAAGCGCACCCAGGTCCTGACTGATGAAGCACGGTTCAATGCAGCCCTCCACCACGCCTATTGTGAACTTCTCAACACCATCATGAAGGGATTTGAAATTGACCTGGAGCAGGTGGTTGTGGCATATTTGCGCAAATCTGAAGTCAACAAGTTCCGCATTCGTTCGTATTACTAGGCGTTCACCCTTCTCATAAATCCTAGTTTACCAGGGTAACTCAACATGATATAATGATTATGTAATTCAAACTCAAGGAGCAATTCGAAGGAGCAACTCAGATGCCAAACGAGCCTGACTTCGAACCGACCGAAAAGCCAACTTGGACGAGGTCTCCAGGGGGTTCTCGCTACAGGCGCTCAAGGACGAAACAACCCAAGCACCCTCCGACAAAGTACATGATGAGTGGACCTGGTCCATGCGAAGGGCTTTGGCTCGAGTTCAATCCCACCAGCATGTTTGGGAGATCCTGGGTTTTGGGACACGGTCAACTAGTCATTGCGATCTTCAACGAGGAACCAAAAGAACTTTGGATCCAGTTGACCTCAGTCCACCGTCAACTTGCAGCTGAACGATTCGTTGAGCCGGATTTGAAAACGCAGGATCGCAAACGGCGTATCGCAGACGAACAATACAGAACAATGGAGTTTTGGGAACGAGTTGGAAGGCTGGGACGCAAACACCACAGCCGCCTGAGATTGAATGACTAGGAGGTCATCAGAAATGCGCATCTTTGGTTCGTGTCGCGAAGCCTATTATGAAATTCGCCGTGACTTATTGGAAGTAGGCGAATGGGTCCAGGGCTTCTCATATCAAGACAAGATTGTCGAGAACGATCCCCAGTTCGATTTCATGGAGCTCCACCCCTATGTCTACACCATCACTGACACTTCCGACACAGGGGTTGTTGGGGACCTTCTCGAATTGGATTGGGCTTGGATCCAGCGTGAACACCAAGAACGCATGATCGGTGGATTGAATCCCGGCCAAGCTTGGAAACTTCGGGATGATGTCTGGGGTGAGTTCCTGGAAACCAACTGTCGTTTCTCCTACACCTATTCGGAACGCTTTGGAACAGGCGACCAAATCCACGCCATTATTCGGGAACTACAACGTCATCCCCACTCACGCCAAGCAATCGTTTCCGTGTATCGAAGTGATTTGGATCTTCCCAATGTTGGGGGGTCAGCTCGCATCCCTTGCTCGATGTTCTACCAGTTCATGGTCCGCAACAATAAACTCGACCTATACTATGTGATGCGGAGTTGTGACTTCTTCACTCACTTCCCATATGATATGATACTAGCAATCAACCTGCAGAACCACGTTGCTTCCTGTTTGAATCAAGATTTGGGTCCCTTCACCCACATGATCACAAGTCTCCATGCATTTCGCAAAGACTTTGGGGCTGAGGTGTTTTAGGTGAATTTCGAGATCGTGACTTCAAACCAGCGCCTGATGGAACTTTGGCCTGAGTGGATGTGCCAACAGTGGTTGGCTATCGACACAGAGACCACCGGACTTGATTGGCAGGAGGATTTCATCGGTGGGATCAGTTTGTCGTATGATTCAAGTTTTGGCTACTATGTTCCGTTCAACCACAGCGAAGGTCCCCAGTGCAATCCGCTTGTGGTCAAATGGGTCATGGAGGGGATCCTGAGGAATCCTCGAATTGCCAAGATCTTCCACAATGCGAAGTTCGATCTCCACATGATTAAATCAACTTTTGGGTTCAAAGTTGTGGGACCGATCCACGACACACTGCTCATGGGTTTTTTGATCGACAACACGGTTGACAAAAACCTGAAAGACTGGAGTGCGCGTTTGTTTGGGCCTGAACTCAAAGACAAGGAGAAAGAGCTCAAAGCCCACCTGAAGCAAATTCGTGCTCCTACCTACATGCACCTTCCAATTGACATTGTCGGTCCCTATGCTGCTGGTGACGCAGTAGCAACATGGCGTCTGTTTGAAGTCTTCAAGCCTCAGGTGTGGAACACAGGATTGTACTGGACAGAAATCGGACTGATCCCACTTCTCGTTCAAATGGAACGCACCGGAGTCCAAATCAATCGCCAATATTTGATCGATGGGGGAGTCAAAATCGACCAGCGTATCCCCGAAGTCCAAACCCAACTCGACCAGTTGGCTGGTCACCCAATCAATCCAGGTTCGCCAAAACAGGTGGCTGACCTTCTCTACAAGGAGTTGGGACTTCCAGTCTTGATGACCACTGCCAAAGGAGTTCCGTCGACTGCCGAGGAGGTCTTGATCAATTTGCCCCCACACCCGGCCGTTCAGTTGATTCTTGAAGCGCGTTCACTTGCCAAGTGCAAATCAACCTACATCGAGGGCATCCAGGACAAACTCGATTCCCACAACCGGCTCCATTGTCGCTTCAACCAGGCTGGAGCTGAAACCGGACGGTTCTCAAGTTCAGAACCCAACCTCCAAAACATTCCTCGTGAAGGTTCGATGCCAGTCAGTATTCGAGGTGCATTTGTTCCAAGTCCAGGCCGGGTGCTCGTGTTTGTAGACTACAAACAGATTGAGATGCGCGTATTTGCCCACTACAGTGGAGATCCAGATTTGATTGCTGCGTGCCGCAGTGGATTCGACTTTCACTTGGCAACAGCCGCAATCATTTTTGCCAAGCCCACTGACGCAATCACCACAGAAGAACGCAAGTTTGCCAAAAAGGTCAACTTCGGCTACATCTATGGGATTGGGTCGGCGAAACTGGCACGTGAACTACAAGTCAGTCGTCATGAAGCCCAAAAGTTCCTCGATCGCTATGATGCGAGGTTTCCAGGCGTACCACAGTATGTAGCCCAATGCCGTGCAGACTTCGAACACAAGCACTATGTGGAGAACCTGTTTGGACGAAGGCGCTTCATTCCTTGGGACAAAGCCTACAGAGCTGTCAACACCACTGTTCAAGGCACGGCTGCCGACATCATCAAAGTAGCAATGGTTCATTTGGAGGACTTGCTTGCACGATTGCGTTCAAAACTGATTCTCCAGGTCCATGACGAGCTCGTGTTCGACACAGTGCCAGAGGAGCTGGACCAAATTCCCACGATCTGCAAAATCATGGAAGATTTCAAGCTGCGAGTTCCAATTGAAGTCGATGTCAAGTGGTCAGACGTCAGTTGGGCTGCAAAAAAGCCTTGGACATCGCCAACTGAAATTCGCGAATCATTGGGAGGAACACAATGAACGAGCAGCACCAAGAGAAAATCGACTATCTCAGTATGGGGGTTGAAATCAGTTGGACTACATTTTGGCTGACAGAAGCACTTGGTTGCTTCCGCTCAATGTGGTGGGGACTGATTCAGGGACTGTGGTGTTTGTGGCGAGCATTCCGTTCGCTGTGGCCACTGCGATTCCGATCAGGGTGCAAAGGTTTTGTCCGAATTTGCATGTCCACTGGAAAGGCTTTGTGGCAGTGGTTTGAAGGGGGCTACTAATGAAAGTGCCAGGTTCGTTGGGACAATTTGACTTCGTGGTTGCAATGCAACGTGACAACGTGATCGAACGCCTCCATCATGACCACCAAATCGCGTTGTGGGATTCAACCAAAGATCTTCAACTTGCACGTCACAAGGTGTTCGCAGCTGCAGATCAAATACATGCCCAAGGTTTGTTGTTGGCGTGGATCTGTGATTTGTTGGGGATCAACTTCGCGTTGGAAGACAATGATCTAATGACAGAACTCTTGAGAGGAGAACTTCAATGCTCCAGTCCCAACCCAACATTCTCTTGTGTGAACCATTGACGCGAGTTGGATTCGAACTTGACTATGTATGTCCGTTCTGTTTGGCTCCTTGGGGAAAGATCAAAGGTTGGGGAATCGTTCTTGATTCCTATGGCGTTGATTCCGACAATCGTGTCATCCGCAAGGTCCTTGTCACCCAGTTCAGCGCTCCTCAGGTTCCTGGCTGTTGTTGCCGCGGAACTGATTCAGTTTGGTTGACCGATGGAACTGATGCAGACGTCCTTGAAACTGGAGAAATTGATGGATCCGAATCTGATCCCGAATCCTCACCTTTCGATTTTGTTTTCTACGCTGACGCCCAATTCGTGGACTGAGCTGTTTGAGGGGTGTGGATCTTTCATCGTGGCATTGGATCCCGGCCAATCCTATTCGGGCGCGGTCATACTAATTACTCAGCCTGTTTTGGGTGTTGTTTGTGCACGCCGTAGTTCGAACCGGTTGTTGTTGGATTTGCTGTGGAGTGTTCCAATTGAACTGGTTGGAATGGAAGATTTCCGAGTCTACTCGTGGGCGGGTCGCAGTTTAACTGGTTCAACCATGGGTGAGGTGAGGTTCATTGGAGCAGTAGAGGAAATTGCATTCGTGCGAGGATTTGATCTCCAGCTCTCCCAACCCAGTTCACACAAACAACACTTCCCGGATCACGTTCTCCAGGCGTTGGGAACTCGAAGCCGCAACGCTCATGTTTCCGATGCCTGGAGAGTTTTTTGGAACACCGTTCTTCGCACCCCACCAAACATGACTGCCGCAGGCCCGATTGAAGCGGGAGACGAATGAGGTTGAACCCAAGGAGGTCAGTTGTGGATTTCACACGAATTGCAGGGCTTTGTGTGGTTGGAGTGTTGCTCGTGTGCGGTTGTCATTTGATCGTTGTTTGTGGGTTTGAAATGTTGAAGGAGTTGATCGAAGGAGTCGAACGCGATGACACAATCAGCACTAACCCCTAGACTGTCAGTCAAAAACGGACCAGATCCTCAGGAATTTGCCGCTTTGGCTACCCTGATTCAACGATGGAGCGAACTATGTAAACAGCAAGTTCAAAGCGAACAGAGTCCAGCACTGTGTTGGTATCTGTGGGGAATGGCCAATGCGTTTGAATTTGATGCTGCGCGGATCCGCGAGTTGTTGGATCCAAGCACCACCATACGACCAGCCATGGACACGAGCAACATCCTCAAGGCGTTTAAGTCCCTAATGTCAACAATGGGGACAGTAGCAGACGTGCGTGAACAGAATCACGTGAGGACTCCCAAATAAGAAGGATGCACAATGAGGATCGACCATCACGACTATTTCATGACGATTGCCCAAGTGGTAGCATTGCGATCCACATGCCTCCGTGCACGTGTCGGTGCAGTTATGGTGCATGAAAATCGCATTTTGTCAACCGGCTACAACGGAGCTCCATGTGGATTCCCCCATTGCACGCCAAACACATGCAATCCCCAAATAGACCATTGTCGAGCCACTGTGCACGCAGAGATGAATGCAATCGTCAATGCGGCTCGCCACGGAACAGCATTGAAAGATGCCACTCTCTATTGTACCCATCCTGTTTGTGAGGCGTGTGCTCGTGTGTTGATCAATCTAGGGATTCGCGCAGTGTATCTGGGATCAGGATCTTACGACCAGGGAGGAATTGATCTGCTCCGCACTGCGGGCATCCCAGTGTTTCACAAGGCCACCCATCAGTCTTGAGTTGGTGGTTCTTGATATTCGGGCCTGGTTGGATGGGCAGCTTTTTCCGCTTCTTCCAGACCACGAGCCTGTTCCCTGAGTTCATGAATGGCCTGACAGCGATCTGAATCCTGTGGTGTGTGGGATTCTGCTCGCCCCAGGGATTCAACAATCTGTTTGAATAGTCCCAGAAGACCCATTCTTGTTTCTCCTTTCATTTCATGCAATTCTCACCAACCATGCGTGTGCAGTGTGCTGGCTAGTAGAACTTCCTGCGATAGTGTCCAGATTCCCGCCGCTGTTCTGATATACCACAATCTTGATGTAGTGGTCGGCTTCCATGTAGAACATGCCCGTGGCAACAGAAAGTACGGCCGTTTGGTTTTCGGTCAGAATGAACTCACTGTCCGCCAGGTAGGCCGAGTCGTTCAGTTCGATAAGGCAGGCGAGTTTCCTCGTCGCCGCCGACCGCGGCCCACTCTGCCTCAAACCCGCCATTTACCAATACAGTAACCATGATGACGGCCTCCTAGCTCCCCTGCTTGGGGGTTGGGGGAGGAGTTGAGTAAGGGTGCTCTGCCTGATACCGCGCCCTGTTCTCAAGCCCCTCAACCTGCTCCCGCAATCCGTTCAGCTTCCCCTCCACGATCGGGAGATGCCTGGTATGTTCTGCCGTTCGATCAACTTGGCCAATTAGGCCACGAAGCGCTTGTAGAAATCCCATTTAGTCCCTCCTTATGTAATTATCACCGGCCAGATGCGCAAGCGCGCCAGTCCAGCGGATAACTGGAATCTGTGATTAGGGTGCTGCCATGTCGTAGCCACACAACCGCAGTGCAGTTACTTTGGTGGCTGCTCCAGATGCACTAGAACGAATGCAAAATCGCCTTTGTACCAACGGTATTTCCACCTGGCGATAAATGTAGGAAACACTTTGCGTGAAGTTCAATAATTGTTTTGAGTCAACGAATGCCACCCACGGGTGCGTCGTAAAGTATTGTCCGGCTCCCCCTGAATCATAAACACCAGCGCTCATAACTAGTGCTCGCGCCGTTTCTGGCAATTCTGTTGTTTGCGACATGTCAATGTCTATGAAATATGGACTGCCACCACTCAAACAAGTCTGTGACTGAATGGTGATGGCATCTCCGTTTGCCCACGCATCCACCGTGTTGACCGTGGTGATGGTATTCGTTGCAGTGTTAGTGGACACTATCAGCCTTCCTGTGCCCCTGGTAGTGTTCCATAGTACCATCTTGCCTAGTTGTGTGCCAGCAACCGGATTGATCACGTTTTCGTCACCGGCTGTGACTGCGCCATAGACCACAGTCGTGGCATTGGGAGCACCATTGATAGTAGAAACGAAGTCAGTTGCAGCATGTGCGGTCACATACCAGACATCGTTGGCACTGGTCGTAACCATCCGTTGCGTGTTGCACAACAACAACGCAGAACATGTCCCGCCAGCACCTCCAGCATTGGCAGTCAGTGCTACTGCAAACAACTCAGACCTGGCATAACTTTGCGGTTGTGCCTGTCCAGCAGTAGTGCTAGTGTACAAATAGTCTCCAGCCCCGCAGTTGCCATTGAGTACAACCGCCACCCTGCCTTGCCGAGCAACATAAATGTCAACATTGTTGGCACCACCTACTAGAACTACACACCAAGCAGCATTAAGGTAGGCGGTGACGGTTGTTTTATACTCACCATTCTCATCAATGTACCCTACATCATTGGCAGTTGCTGCGGCACCACTGGTGTTTTTGGCAGTGAATGCATAGGCGGGTGCGTTGAATCCGCCTGCGCGCAAACCAGCAACATCAGCACCACCCACTTCGAGATCCATCACGTCATCAGTTGGTGCACTGATGGATGTATCGCCATCAGCATCAAGGACTAGCGCATCAGCATTTCCGTTCAGGTCTACCAATGCCGGATTCAGTGTGTCGCCGCCTTCCCCTGCCGCACTGTGATCGTGAACGGCATCGGACCACACGGTATCCCAATCCAGGGTGCCACCTTCACCAGCGGCGCTGTGGTCGTGGACCGCATCGGACCATATACTATCCCAGTCAAGTTGTCCACCCACTCCAGCGCCTGAGTGGGCGTGGTCGGGGAGTGCTCCCCCGCCACTTCCCGTGTCGCACCACTGTACCCCATTATCAATCAGCATCAGGTGGTCGGTAGCGTCGTCCAGTACAACATCACGTCCGGCAAACAGGAGTATGTTGCCCGCGTTGTGCTTGACTACCACGGTTCTGGCGGAGTTTTCTGCGCGAATGATCAGTATGTCGCCCTGCGTACCACCTATAATCCATTCAAGGTCATCGGTGGGATCGTCGTCCTCAGTATCAATGCGATGGTATACTTGTGTCCTAGTCACGATTCCCGCATTGATTGTCAACTCCGCAGCATCTTCAAATTCTACCTCAAGCAGTTGATGCAGATTCTGCCCCCCATCCCCCGGCGCGGAGTGCTCATGAGCAGCCATTGCACCTGGGGGAGTCAGCTGGTACTCGGTCCCATCGCCTCGCATGTAGTGCAGTTCAGTCTCTCCTGCAATGTCTCTCGTGTACAATATGCCAGCATCATTAATGTCTGTGGGAATCGCAGTCTCACCCAGCACAAGTGTGCCATCTTGATCGGCAACTGCCTGGTTGATGGCAACTCTCACTGGAGTGATCTCATCGCCGCCATCACCCGGGGCAGAGTGTGCGTGGTCTGATATGTCACCCATCCATTCAATCATGCTCCAAGTCCCACTGCTACTGCATACACCCAACAAATGGTCACCGAAATCCTCCATTGTGAGATCGGTTTCATTAGGAAGCCAAATGTTGCCAATGTTATGTTTAACTACGATATCATGATTGGTCGTAGCAGGTCGTAGAAGGATCAGATCTCCTTCAACCCCTCCTGAAATAGTTTCAAGATCATCGGTAGCTGCACCCCCTGCAGTTTCAATTCGATGGTAGAATTGAGTACGAGTGATTGAACCACCAGCATCAATAGTCAGCAACGCAGCATCATTGAGTTCAAACTCTTGAATCTGACGCAAGTTCTGACCGCCTTCAGCATCAACACTGTGATCATGAACTGCGTCACTCCAAATGTTGTCCCAATTCAATTGTGGGCCTTCAGCACCTCCACTATGATCATGATCTAGTGGAGCTGAACCCGAACCTGTTGCCCCCACAGTGCTGAACAGCATTCGTTTGTCATAGATTTGTTCCCACTCAATCTTGGTCATTCCACCACTCAAGCACACGGCAGCCAATGGCACATAGCCGTCAGGCGTGGGTGGAATCAGATTTTCAATGTCATCGTGCGGAAGAAACGTGGGAAATTCGTCGCCAACCACATAACCAAAGGCTTCTGTAGCCCCTTCCACACAAACCAACACATACACAGATGAACCCAAATCAGCGGGGATTTGAGCAGTTAGATCGGCTGTGGTGCCACCTTCGAAAAAGTGGTCTTCCCCGTCCCATTGATACCAGCCTTTGTAGGCATGCATAGTCATAGAAGGTGGATCAGTTGGATAGATCAGCAAAGGAAGGAGTTGTTGTTGCTGGATCCAAGTAACATCATCCCCACCTTCGGGATTCTGGAATTCGTGGCTTTCGTGGTGGTGTTGAACGTACGCAAAATCACCGAGTTCCATCAGTCGTGCATAGTCGATTTTGACAACCTCAAAGATCTGAGGATGCTCCACTGAAGGCCCAACCAACACTGGCAGATCATCTCTGAACGGGACTTTCATGTTCAGTACTTCGCTGATGCCCGTTCGGCCAGTGATGCGAGCTTTTGCATAGTGGCGTTTGCCGTCCACATGCACGTTCCCAGCACCATCGCCCAGCGTGGCAGCAACCAGTGGAATTTGTTCAATCCGTGCATTCAGACGAACACTCAATTGATCTGCGAGACGTGAAACCAAACCTTTGTCTCTCATAGGTCGTCTCCTTCAACACGAGGCAGAAAATCGATGTCTGAGTTTCCGGTGGCTCCACTTGTGCCTGAAGCACCAGTGAAAGTTGCAAAAATCGCATACCAATTTCCCATCATCCCGCACCAAAGAACTCCACCATCATCAGAATAGAGGATGCGAGTCTTGTTGGTTGATGCAGCAATTGATGCGACCCAACCCAGCTCATTCCGGTCTGCAAACCACACCACTGGAGCTGCTGCAGTCGTAGTACTCCATCCTCCAGGTCGTGCACCAAAATGAATGTTGCCATCGCCAATTTCATTCCATCCTCCTCCTCCATCAACTGATCTCAAAGCTATCGTGTGGGTGCTTGCTGTTTTTTCCAAACAGATCGTGATGTCTGTAGCATCGTCAAAGAACCCGTTGATTCCCCGGATGTCGTCCTCATAGCCAGCCGGAGTGATCAAACTCCAACTTGCTCCTTGGTTTCCTGATGATTGCACAGGATCGAACACCCCGACGTTGACACGCAAAGCTGCCTGAATTGTGGTTCTCAAGATGCACCCATAGCGAGTGTCTGCCCAGACCCAGTCTGCCATCTCACCATTTGTGCGCGAGAACGTTGCTCCCCCGTTGCCTGAAATGTAGAGATATGCACGGTGAGCTATCGAACTCCAACGCCCAACCGTACCGATCAAGCCTGAGTTCTGGTCGATGTCAATGTTAAAGAAGGGGCGTTCTGAAACTGTAGTCCCCGGAGCTCCAGGAAAAGTGCTGTAGGACCACAATCCACCATAGTCATTAGTATAGACGGCTCCAAATCCACTGTTGTGAGTCCCATGGCTGAAGAGCACGATAGCAAAACCAGGCTTCATCGAGTGAACTGCAATCCCACGAAATTCAGCATCAACCAGGTTAGGATCGTGTGCTTGGACTGTGGTCAGTTCCAACCTCAACGACCAGCTGGGAGCGGCGGTCAACACATTTGCAGCATAGTAGACTCCATTGTTTGTGAGCATCCAACCTCCCACCGTTGTGGCTCCGGTTTGGATGTGGCGGAACTGGATCAAGATGTCAGCGCCTGGGATTGACCCCAGAATGTCACTCCACTGGATACCAGTGATGAAATAAGGTTTGCCATCTGTCAGTCCAATGTCAGCAGCCATTGTAATCTGTTGATCGCTGTCGACAGAGACCACCGTGGTGTATGTACCGGTTCCCGGATTGTAGACTGTGTCGCCCGCCTCAACTCCACTTGCTCCATAGTCCGCAAGTAAGTCCGCCAGCGTTACTCCGACTGTTCCTGCGGTGGCAACTGCCTTCACATAATGCCTGAGCATGTCATCGGTGTATGCGAGTTCGTTTTGTGTCCAAACAATCGCACGTCTGACATCTCCAGCCAAAGGCTCAATTGGCGGAGTCAATGGATGTGGCGGAGCATAGGGCTCGTCAGGTGTGGGTGGAGGAGGCACCGGAACAGTCTCACCAGGTGGACCCCAACTCTCCATTGAGAGTCCAACTTCAGTCGTGACCGCTTTGGATGCGGCTGTGGTTCTGAATCCCATCGATGAAAGCACAAACCTCCGTGAGTTCCACTCGATGCGTTCGAATGGGTCGGTGTCTGTGATTTGAATCCATTCACCCCAAGCGGGATCAAGACCTGTCCAAAACCCGACAAGTTCACGATCAACATTTGCGAAGGGGTTGTTGGCTTCAGCCAACCTCAGTCCTGTCCACAGATTCAACTCCGTCTGGTCCCTGACAATGAGTTCTCCGAGCTTGTCCTCACCAAAATTCTGAAGAGGAGCGGCACCTGGAGCCTGGCTCAGATAAGGAGTTGTCAAATAGAATCCTCCCCCCTGCACATATCCAACTGATGGAGGATGGGGTTTTGAAATTGAGGAGGTGTCTTGGAAGTCTCGTGCCTCTAATCCACAAGTAACCACAACAGCGTTGCGATCAGCTCCTGCTTCAAGCATTTGTGGATTGAGGCGTTCCCAAAGAATTCCCTGCTTGTCTGACATTGCTTGACAGGCCGCATCATCCAACAAGTCGTTTGTGAGTTGTTTCCAAATCGAGCCTTTGCTGAACACCTGGGGACTAGGAACAAGTCTGTGGGGAACTTCCCCCACACGATTCACATGGAGCACCTGATTCACGGTCGAGTGGAACTCGAGCAGGTGGTGCATTGCACGATCCACACTGAGGGTGTTGATCTCAGTCCACAAGGTTGGAGCAGTGGCTTGTTCCAATGAGAACGCAAAACTTGGCAAGTGCCCCATGACTTCATCGGAGCTGACTGCCTCAAATTCCACAGTCTCAGTGGTCGCATCGAAACTCAAAGTCTCCCGATCCAACCAGCCCATGAACACCACATTCTCGCGGTGCGGGAATCCTCCCACGTTCGTTGTGGTGTTTCCATAGCGGACAGTGGCTCCAAGCACTACCAACGATTGGTCGGGAAAGTCATCTTCGTTGGCCTCAAACACCTTGAGTCCGACTTTCCATCCCGAATCCACATCTCCTTGGAATGAAGTGATTTCCAACCGATAGAATGGTTGTGTGGTCCCACCAAAGATCCAAGTAGGCACGTGCACTGTGCCAGTTGTTCCCAACCCATCCACCACTCTCAATTCCACATAGCGGAAACCTGTTGTGGTCCACCGGCATTCTACTGGAGCTGCGCGGGTTCCCAAAACCCCAGATGAACTCGGAGTTGCATCGGGGAAAGTCCAAAGCTGGTCGGCTATTGCAGTCGCTTCCTCACTGGCCCAACTGTCTTCGCCAATCCACTTCACAAATGCGCCTGTGGTCCCCAACCACGCCACACACGGGGGACCAGCGTTGGCTTTGGGGGGCAAGTGCGTGCCTTCATTCACATAAGCACGATCATAGTCCTTGTAAAAGGTGACAGGAGCACCTTCAACCAACCTAGGATACACTCCCCAGAGTTCTCTGAATCCTGCTTCTCCCGGGACCGTCAGAACCAGGTTGTCTTCCCACAATATGTCGTCGTTTTCTGCGACAAGAAACGAACCAGTGGTCATGGCGCGAATTCGTACTGTTCCGACTTCCAACAGTCCGCTGACTGAACCTGTGTGACCAACCCACAACGTCATCCCTGGCTTCACATCTGACCACGTTCCAACTCCCCCATCGAATGGGATGGTCATTGCTCCGCGATCAATGGCGGGATCGTTGACTCGAGCGGTGAACACAGGTTCCCCATATGGGGCCACTGCCAACCACCATTCGACTTCATGTGGGCGGTTGCGCAAATTATGCAGATCAAGTGCAGTCAATGCTGTCATGAGAGTCTCCTGTGCTCAGGTTCTACATTCTAATGTTGACCACCCGAACTTCCACACCCAACACAGATTCTTCCCAATACGATTCGTAGCTGGGTTCTTCAAACAACACACCAGAGAACAATTTCTCTGACCACAGAATTGCATCGTAGTCAGGCAACACAATTGTGTGTGTACCAGTGACCGACACACTTCGCCAGGCCGCACGAAGTTGTTCGAATTCCCACACACTCATTGGGCTCCACCGCAGTCTGTAGGAATAGGTCGGTTCATACACAGGTCGTCTTTGGCCATCTGTTCCGATTTGGTCACGGTCCATCCAGTTGCCTGACTCAGGCAACAGCCTCAGTGGGATTCCGTCAATCTCATACATTGTTAATCACCCTTCCTAGCACGTCAACGATCTGTTTGCGCACATCGGCTTCGAAGTCTCGACTAAAATAGCGGTCTGCGCTGACATCAATTTGGATTTGGCCCATGCTGCGAGTTTCTTGAGTGAGTCTCCCAACGTCTCCAAGTGGGGCGAAAGTTGCAAGTTCGGGACCCCCTTCTCCGAATTCGATCATTGTGGGTTTGCGCGCTATGACTGCTCCACCAGTTTGCATTCCCGGAGCTGTTCCATAAGGAGATGGACCACCGGTGGGATTCCAAGCTTCTTCCACATTGACTCGAATGTTGACATTACGCGCCACACGTTGCTCAAACGCGTCCATCATACGGTCGATGTCACCACCAACTCCAAATGTCTTGAACAAGGCATTAAACACAGCCTGGGCACCAGCAGCAGTGATGGTCTCTTCTTCAGTCAGGCCCTCGGCAAGTTCAATCATCTGATCATCCAGACTTTGCTTCAGCTGTTCAAGTTGTTTGTCGTACTGGAGTTGGGCATCTGCGGTCTCTTCCGCTTTGACGCGGGCAATTTCTGCGCGTTCGGCTTCCAGCTCGGCCCACAGCTCTGCGCGTTTGAGTTCAGCAGCAAGTCGCTGGTCTTCCAGCTCTTGTGCTTCTTCCGCCAGGATCCGTTCGCGTTTTTCTCTGAAGTTTTCGTCCCTTTCTCGTTGTTCAAGCTCAAAGTCTTCTTCCGCACGGCCTCTCTTGATCCCATAGTCCTCTTCTGCCTTCTTGCGGTCAGCAGCATAACGGCGAATCAATTGGACTGCGGCCCATGCATCGCGTTGACTGATTGCATCCCACATGTCCTGGATGAACTGTTCGCGAAGGCGGCGCATTTCGATTTGGTGGTCTTCCTCCATGCGCTGCATTTTCAAGTTGTGTTCGCGAATCCGTTCTTCATTGTCATCCAGGTTTTCTTCTTCCAGTTTTGCGAGCTCGTCTTCGGCTTTGTCGCGGATCTTGGCTTGTTCCTTTGCCAGGTCTGCTTCGAGTTTTGCAATCTTCTTTGCGTAGTCTGCGTATGCTGCAGCGAGATCGTCTTCGGCCTCTTCGTTGATGTTCACAATGTCTTCGGCTAATTCCTCAGCCGCTTTCTTCACCCCTTCATCATAGGTGTCCAATGCATCTTGAAACTCATCCGCAGCACGTTCAGCAATGCCAACGAGTTCACCCCAGTTGTCTTCAACTGAGTCTGCGAATGTACCCATTTCTTCGTCTGCATCACCCAACACCACATCAATAAGTCCCAGTGTGGTTGCAAACTCCACCATCACCTTGTTCATGTTTTCAATGCCCGCAGCGTCAGCTTCTTCCAGCGTGGCTCCTTCAAACAACGCCTTGATCGTAGCAGCTGCGCGACTCACTCCTCCAACAAACATCACAAGAAGCCGGCTGAAGGTTTCAACCCCAATCCCAATGCCTTCAATGAAGTGAGCCCAGCCCTCCTTCATTTTCACTAGTGTGGGTGCAAAGAGATTGCCCATTTTGATTGAAGCGTTTGCGATTGTCTTCTGGGCTGCCAATGTTCGGCCATCCAAACTATCCATGACCGAACCCAGGTCCTGTGTCAGTGAGCTTGTCTGACGCGTCACAATGTTCAATGAAACCAGAGCCTGCTCTTCCATTGTGAGTGATTCATAGGATTTTGCAAACCCCATGCGAGCAGCCTCAGTTCGCAGTTCTGCATCAGTGATAATGACTCCATAGCGCTTCAGGCCACGCCCAAATCCCGTCAAGCCCTGGGTCACCAGCGTCAATGCCCTGGTAATGTCGATCCTGTGAACTGCTGCCAAAGTCAATGCTGCATGATAGACTTCCTCCATCTGTTCTTTGTTGAACCCCAGCTCGCGAGTCATCAACACAGTCTTAGCAGCGCCCTCAACCAGGTCACGTCCACTCAGCATTCTGTATGAAGCTCGCGCCTCATCGATGGTCTCTTTCCACTCATCAATTGTCCCAATACTCTCCCCCATGACCCGTTGACCGGCTCGGACGGCAATTTCGAGCTGCAAATTGCTACGCTGGAAACGGATAGCTGCTTCGGCGTTTTCATTCATGTGGCCAAAGATTTGGATCAAAACTTCAGCACCGGCGCTGGCAGCGATCGCAGTCAGCGTCCCAAGAATCGAACTCAATGCACCTCCCCCAGCTTGGACCGCAGAAGTCATGCCTTCAAACCCTTTGGCCAGGTTCTCTCCCACCTCAGAACTGATCTGGCCAGTGGCTTTCATGTTGTCAATGACACCGGTGAAAGTCTGACCAGTGGCTTTTGACTGCTCAAGAACTGCTCCTGTCAGGCGCTCCATTGCACTTGCACCCTCGAGCCCCGCTTTCCTGATCAATTCATCGAATCGCGAGACCTCAACCTCAGATGCACGGATTGCAGGTACAGTCCGCTGGAATGCTCCAACAATATTTTGGCCGAACTGTTGAGCACCTTCCCACCAACGCCCGAGACTTTTGCCAATGCTGCTAAATGCATTTCCCAATGGCCCCATCATTTTCTTGAGGCCATCAAAATCTTTGCGGACTTGATTCACGCCTTTTTTGGCACCGGCCAACAAGCCTCGAGTGTCAGCTTCAATCGCCACATACATCGTTTCAATGACATCGTTATCAGCCATCTAGTCTGTTCTCCTTGATGAACTCCCACAACCTGATCGATGCTCGGACCAGATCTCCAAACTTTTGGACTGATGCCACAGTCGGAATTGCCTCAACGATTTCTTGGGCAGTTGCATTTTCTGCAATCCATTCAGGTGTACGTCCCACGAGCAGTCCCAAAAGCTTGACAAAGGTGCCTGGTTCTCTTTCCGCAATTCGACTGATTTCCACAAAGTAGTCAACCCAACTTAGTTTGGAATTCAGGTGGCGGATCTCTTCAATCCACGGCATCAAAAGAGTCCACACATGCAGACCCACCTCAGCTTTGAGGGGAACAACTACAATGCTTTGCTTTCCAAGCACCACATGACGGACTTCGCTGCGGCGTCTTTTTTTCATTGTATGTATCTCATCTTCTCGGTCGCTCCTGGAGCATCCCAATCACCCAGATCAACCACACGTCCAACTGGTATGAGAGCTTTTGGAATTTGGATTTTCTGAGGTGGTTTTCGATCCACCATCCACGGAGGACGAGGAAGTGCTTTGAACTCCGAGCGTTTCGTTTGCTTGTTCCAAACCCAACTTGCCCCACTCATAGTCCATTCTTTTTCGAGCTCAAGCTGCTGGTCGATCAAGATCTCTTGGATGAACAACAATGCTTCTTCTGGTATGAGTCCATCGATCTCATCAACTGACCATCCGTAGTGGCTTGCGAGCAAATGGAACCACACACCATGACTTCTTTCTGAATAAGACCACGGAGGGGCAGACTGTTTTTTCGATGGTGTTCGCATAAATGGGGGAATAAAGACCAATTGGTTGAGTCTCCACAAAGAATCCACACATCCAACGAAATCAAAAAATTCCATCGAATCTACCAGCTCCCCATCGTTTCCCAGCGCCACTCTCACATACTCAACCATTGACTCCGCGAACAATTCACGTTCGTGAGTTGCTTTTTCCCACAAAGCTTCCAACCGCAGGTGGGACCCCAACCGGCACCTGTGTACCTTGACTGGGGTCCCACCAATATAGACGACCGCGAATTGCGGGATTCCGTGTAGAAGTCCCATCAACTCGTCCGGATCTACGGGATCGCGTCCGGGTCGTAGCGGATAATCGTTGCGAACTGCTGGGCAGATGGCATTGTGGTATCAGCCAACATCCAGATGGTCACACTCAGAGTCCACGGATTACCGTACGGGAAGGTCATTTCCCAGGCATCCACAAACTTGCACTTGTGGCCAGTGATGCTCACGTAGTCAGCTGCCGCCTCATCGTAGACCTTGGGGAAGTACACATAGAACTGTTCCGCGTTGTCGATGGGGCCGATCCCCATCTTTTCGAAGTCACCACTCACGGTGACTGCCCCACCCTTCAGCAGGGCCCGGATGGTAGACAGCGGGAACAAGCTCTTGAGCGTGAACTTCAGCTCCAAGTGCCCGCGCTTCTGGAGCACGCTGATGTCGCCTACGTTGTCGCAACGCACGGCGTTGACCTCGACATTGTCCGAGAAGGTCACTCCTTCATAGCATCCCAGTGCGTACACCGGGTTCGCAACCGTTCCACTCAGACCCCAGTAGAATCCATCGGAGTCTGGGTGGTGCAGCTCATCTACACCGCTGGAGCTCTGGTAGTAGATGTAGGGAGCACCTTCCACGTAGATGTCGTCCTGCTCGATGATCGTGCCTTCGGGAGTACCTGTCACTAGTGGCATTTCAAATCCTCCTTGATCTAGTAACGTTCGAACAGCCTAGTTGGTCCTCTGGTGCCGGTGCATCCTTTGCAGGTCTTTCGCTTCTTTGCTAAAAGTATGGCGGCGTCTCGAGGATCAACTGGAACGGGATTACCTGATTCAAACACATACTGTCTGCCTGTGATTTGACCAGTTTGTTTGACGATGCCGGGCCACAAACACCGAATCAATTCGTCATCCACTACCGTCACCACAGGAGGCTCTGGCTGAGTAGGAGACTGGGGACCAGCGCTTGGTTGGGTTGGGAGTTGAACGGGCCCTTCCCTCATTCCCACAACTTTGCGTCTAAGAGTTAGCGTAGATGTTGCAGACAAATTCCACCTCACCTTTCCAAGTGTCTTGGGGCGTTCTTGTACAGGCTTTTTGACCATTCGGACCGAGCCGAATCCAGCCTGAACTGAATTCCGTTGAGACAAGTTGATGGTCCAACAGAGCTTGCATCACTAGTCCACCGATCTGATCAGCTTCCAATGAAGAGGCATCTTCAGAGTTCACCAGAACCGACCAACTGGCCACTCCATGGCGGTCAACACAACTGCCTTCCATCAGACTCGGAATCTTGACCATCCCAACACGTATGTTTGGATAGGTGAATTCAGTTCCTTGCCACGAGGACTCGCGGATCTCGACTCCAACTGCCGCAACAAGTGGGGCATTTGCCTTGAGTCTGTCTATGATGGCTTTTTGTACGTGTTGAATACTAATCATGATCTAGCTCCAATCGCCGCTCCAATACGTTTGCGGATTTCTGGTTCACTTTCTCCCAAAGCTCGCGTCAAGATGTGGAGCGCAGGGACTCCTGGATGTTCCACGCGAGGAAGCACTGTGAAGCCTTGACTGTTGACTAGGTGGGCGGGTGCATTTGGCCATTTGAATGCTAGAACCTTGCCTTTGACGGGGAGAATTGTGATGAAGCCTTTGTCACCTCGTTCAGATCGTGTTCCACTTCCCCATTCATGAGCAAAAGCTGCCGGGTGATCACTGCGGACTTCAATCCGGCTCCGACCAGGTTGAAGTTCTACCACGCTAGTTGCATAGTATGAACCACTGAGCCTTCCCGACTTTTTCGGAGCGTTTTGTGCGGCTTTGTAACGCACCAATTCTCCACATTCTTCCAATGCTCCTACGACTCTGGCTTTCATTCCCTCGAGACTGGACTCGAGCGTTCCTTCGACTCTGACAACAATCAGTTCCATTATGAGCGGCTCTTTTCCCACCTGACCACACTCAGATCCAAGAAATCTCGCGGATCACTTGGGTGAAGGCGCGAACGTCTGATTCCGCGGACCACGAAACGCTTGTGGAATTCAGAATGAGAACTTGGTGCTGTGGGTTCAAGTTGATCGTTTTCTTTGATCACTAGGTTGATAGGTCTGATCCTAACATTCCACAGATGTTGAGTTTCAAGGCCCTGTTCAACCATGATTTGCATAGGTGCGACCATCTCCATTGAACCAACCACGCCTGTCACCAGGGGCGTACCCGTGATGAGTGCTCCCCCGATCACATCATCTCCAGCGATCTGCGTGATCGACCAAATTGTGAATTGCATGTTGAGCCCTGCGACCACAGTGTCTCCTTATGGGGTTGATTGAGTTCTGAGTTCTGCTTCAGGACGCCCTAGTCCAACTTGTGGGACTTTCGCAACGATCCGATCCCACCAAATGATCCTGGATTGCTTCGTCTCGAACAGTTTGGTGATGACTTGGAAATCTCCGCCTCGGTGGTCTTTGCAGAATTCATGGATGTGCAATTTCCACAGGTCTTGACGCATCACATAGTTGAGTGAACCGATTTGACAAAGCACAGGGCGATGCTGCCACGGAATCGGATACACGCCTTCTGGAAAAATAGCTTTGACCATGATTGCATCAGGAAAGTCATTGGCCAGCACCAACTTTTTAAGTTCAGCCACAAACTCACAGTCCACCAAATAGTCATCATCATCCAACATGTAGACGTATTGACCCACAACGTGGTCCTTGAGCCGATCAAAACTGCAATCAGCCTCGAACAGTCCCACACCTTCTGTGTCTTCAATTATGAGGTGCTGCAGGTCTTGGTCTGTCTGTGCATCTATCGTAGATTCGTTGAATGCGAGCGCTTTTGGGCGTTTGTATGTGCGGGTCACGATGGTCAGGAACGGGTTCTCCAATGACAGTCTCCTTGGGTCTTTTCTGGGGCTCAGAGAGCCCTTGTACCCCCACATGAGATTCAGGTTCAGGTTCAGGAGCGGGTGGAGGTTGGACCTCTTGCTCGGGTTTCGGTTCTATGTGGCGCATTTTAGAACAGTCCACAAACCCTCCGGGCATCAACGGCGGAGGATCTGGGGTTTCCACTATGTGGCCAAGAGCCATGGAAATTCGTTGTCTCATGTGAAATAGATTCTTCGGATCTTTGTCCGAAGCCTCCTCGGAGTTCGTTGTAAGATCATTCCGAGCCAGAATCCAGTCTGCATCGGTCAACCGGCCTCGTGGTGCCCACTCCCCTTGTCCCCCTCCTTCATGCTCAGCCAGAATCTTGAGATTCAGTTGGTCGTCAGGTCGATGGAGAAAACGCGGACTGTGGTCCTGATGGAATGCACCAATCACTTGTGTGCCATCGACAATGGGAAGCTTACGATCTCGTACATTCATCACCAACCAATTGTCGAAACCCACATGGCCTGTGACAAAATTAGGTATGTCTTCCCAAAGTCCCCGTGTGAAGCAAAACACGTCAATGGCATCGGGCGAGCCTAATTCACCTTGGCTGTAGGCTTTCTGCAACCAATCAGGCTGATGAAGATTCAAACCTTTCACTTCACGCCGATAAGCGGTCAGCAAGAAGTGGTCAAATCTACTTTTCACAAACGCAGCTGCCTGGTCCATCCCCACAATAACCATGTCGGAATTTGCAAACATCAACACATCAATGTTGCGTATTTTAGCTCTCAGCTCGGCCATTCTGAACATAGAACTGATGGTCGGAAACCCGCTGGATCCAACTCCCACTTGGGGAATGTGTTCTATCCCAAGTTGAGCCGCGTGTTCAGCGCTTCCCTCATCATTCCCGAAAACTATGATGTGAGGAGGAGTCTTCCACGATTTCCAACTGTTGATCGCGTTCAGTTGGATTTGCAGCTGAGGGCCCTTCCAAGATTTGCATGTGGTGAATGCTAGGATCCGCACTTTGCAATGACCTCCTGTGCGCGCTCTAGAGCAGAAGCGTAAGGACGATAGACGAACTGCGAAATGAATTCATCCAATGGATAGCCAGGAACGAGCCCGCTGTGGTAGTGGTAGAGAATCAAAGGCTGGTCATCAACAAAGATCCTTCCGTCCCTGATCTCATACCTATAGTGATTTTCGCCTTGGTTCCAAGGAGCAAGGTTGACTCCTTTGTGGACTATTGAGTGGGCTCCATAGAGATCTGGCCAAGAGTTCAAATACTTCTGATCAACAAACGCATCTCCTTGGTGCTTCAGTGAACAGAGCTCCAAACATTGTGAGGCCCAACGCGTAACGCAAATGAGAGCTTTGGGCGTGTTCTTCACATGAACGAACGCTCCATTGAAATTCCCGTTCACCACATAACGTTCATAACTGGGTGAAAATCGGTGTGGGGTGATTCCGATGTCATGGCCTTTCAATTCCTCAAACAAAGACGCAGGATGGCTGAAAAACATCATATCACCATCGATATAGGTGACCTCATCACCTGGTTGAAGACTTTCCATCACTTCCAAAATCCAATGAGGCTTCACAGTCCAAACCCACTCGCGGTAATTGCGAGTCTGACGTGCAGACTCAAGTGCCCCTCCACCAGGGAATTGGACCACCTCCAGGCCTGGGACGTAGTTTTGGTTTTTCAGCTTGCTGAGCCGCTCAAATGACCACTCATCCAAAGTCAACGCCACCAACGTGGACTCTCCGTACCAAGTCCTTCGACTTTCATCCAGCACTAGAACTCGACCCAGATATTCCTTGTCAGCAATCGTGCAAAGAAGTTTCATCCCAGCCTCGCAAGTTTGAAGCATCCGATCGCATAGTAATGTTCTGGTGGAGGCTGTGGGGCAGTGTTAAAGGCCACTTGTGGAAGAACTGGACGATATGTGTCGACGTTGTTCACTTTTGCGTAGAACTCCTGATTGAGGATGTGGAAACCAGTGAAAAGCTCATGAAGCCTTCGTGGTCCATAGATGCGGTGCCACGGTTTGAACGCATAGTCATCGTTTCCAACTGGAAGTGTGATCAACATCCATCCTATCCAAGGGTTCAGACACGCCCACAGTTTTTTCATGCCGACCAGATCAGCAGTGGGATCGTCTGCTTCCACACCATAACGACCACCCAATCCGAAATGCTCGATAGTAGAAATACTCAGAATACGATCATACCAGAGTGGTGGATCCCACTGCAGAAAGTTTCCTTTGACAAATGCGAATCCAGGCCCCACAAATGATTCAGGACCATTCAAATCGATCGCAGTGACCTTCCAACCCATCTGCTGGGCAAACAGAACTGATGGAAATCCTGGACTAGATCCCAGATCCAAAAGCGGGCCACTTCCGCGATCCAAATGCTTGTAGACAAATCCATATTCTACTGTTCTGTCGTCATGCAGACTATAGGGTGCCAAAGATCAGCCTCCATAGAATGAATTGAGGTGACGTCTGAATGCCTCATCGGTGAAAGGCTCAGCTGGAAAATGGATTGCGGGACTGACCGCAATTGGTGAATCGTATTGAGTTGATTTTGTGCAGTGGACACCCGTTCCATCGAACCCAATGTTCTTGACATGAGACACAGTAGGATAGACACAAAGTCCATCCCTGAGCAAAACTCCCAGGATCCAACTCGGTGTCCATGCATCAATCGTGCCCCTCATCTGAGCATCGATCAGATTTGGAACGTCCCGACCTGCTCGATTGAGGTCTATCTTTTGCTCGTGGGCAATTCTCATCCCAGCGTCAAGACACTCTTGACGGAAGTTCCATGCCCTTCTCCAAGTGCCCCATCCCCAACTACTGATGCGAGGATGGAAATAGACATCGGACTCATATCGCATTTTCAAAGCTTCAGGAATGGGAACCGTGTAGCCGCTCACACTCATGACTCGTTCTTCTTTCTCATAGCGACTAAGGCATTGTTGCATGAAGTCGAAAAACCAAGGTCCTGGCACACAATCATCCTCAATCAGAACCATCGAATTGAAACTTGCTAACATAGCGTTGACCGCATTGACGAGAGACCTTTTGAGACCCCAATTTTCATTGTGACTATAGATGATGGGGCGAGTCCATTCGATGGTTGCAATCTCCTTCCGCACATCGCTGATTTGGTTCACATCGGTTGAGTTCCGCGGTCCATCCACAAACACAAACAGAGGCTCAACTCTGTGTTCTCTCAACACGTCAATCACACGCTTGGTGTGAGCTGGTCGATTGAAAGTAACTAAGCCCCAGGCGATCATGATTGAGGTTTCCTCCAGATTGTTGCTTTCCATGCGACTTCAAGATAAGGACCATGGCCATGAAAGTCATGGCGCTCCCAACCATTCATGAGATGTCCCACAAACCGAATTGTGGGTTCGTAGTCCGAGTTGTCCCACAAAAGCCAACCACCCGGCTTGACTCGCGACACTCCGTGAAAGAAACAAGAGGACCGTGCCATCGCATCAATGAAGACTAAGTCAAATGAATCGAGGGGCCACTGCTCAACAATTGTTGCGTACTTTGTGTAGTTGAATGGATGGAGCTTGTGGTCCCATCTCACATGATAGTAGTTAGAAGGGTGGTGCTCATCAGGGTGAACATGCAATTCGGGCGGTTCTCCTGGAATCAGTCGCAGATCCACATTGGTCAGCTTTTCTCTTTCTATGAGCTGTACCATTTTTGCGTGCCACACAGGATCATCTTCAACGCTCACAACCGAATTGCAGTGAAGACTCCAGTACCACGTGCTCCCTCCGCTTCCCCATTCGAACACCATCCAATCAGGCTTCACGATTGTGTTCAAAAACTCAGTAGCTGCGTGGGGAATCCACGGAACAGGTAAAAGGAGTTGTTCACTCATTCAGTGTTCTCCTCCAAATTGTGCATGACCAGGGCACATTTCCCAACCCCTCAGTGTAGTCAGGACCTTTGCCCCAAAAGTCATAACGCTCCCATAACAGATTTACACCTGTGGTTTGGAACAAGTCAAATGAACTCCCAAACTCTTGTGTCCTGTCGGAGTTGTCTGCCATAAGATAACCACCCAGCTTGACTTTGGGCATTCCATGCTTGATACATGATGATCGGGCCTGTCCATCTACAAAGACTAAGTCGAAAGCACGAGCAGGAAACCGATCAATCGCGCACGCATAGGCTTTGAAATTGTGGTTGTCGTAGGACTGGTCATATGGACGTCCAAAATAGTTGTCAGGATGATCCATCTCAGGGTGCACATGAATCCTGCCAGGCTGAGCCTCTATGAAAAGCAGATCCACATTCACCAGACCTGTTTTGTTCAGATCTGCCATCAGCAAATCTCTGTACCGCGTCCAGTGCTCAACCGTTGTAATGTGGTTAGTGCGTTGCGCGAGCCAAATTGTACTTCCACCACTTCCCCATTCAAACACATTCCAGTCTGGTTGAACAATTGCTTCAAGAAATGTGCGAGCTGCGAATGGGATCCAAGGCACGAAACTCATAGTCCCAACTCCTCAAGAAGAGCGTATTCTGGTTGGAAGATCTGAACTAGTTGGTTGCGAACTTCTGCTGTGAGTTCGTCTTTCACTTTTTCGTTTGTTGTCGGGGGAATTGAGTCTGCGCGGTGAACGGGATTCAAGCTCATGTTGACCATACTACCCAGTCCGCTCAAGCCCAGATCAAAAAGCTCCAACGGAAATCGATAGGAAAGACGGCGAATTCTCGCAGCAGCTTGGTTCGCGTCCAGCACTTCTGAAAAGTGATAGAGCATTTGATATCGGTGCATTGGTGGAAATGCCTCAGCTGTTTCCAACACTGTGGGTCTCAGGTACTGAAGCGCATTGAAATGAACTGGCTGATAGACCCTAGTCGGGTCATCATAAGTCCTCAGAAATCGGTAGTATGAAAGAAAGCGATCAACCGGGTCTCTTAGTATTGTGATTGTGAAACATTGTGGGGGAAGCTCGAACTGGTGGGCCGGGACATGGGACCAGCTGAACCAGAAATCGGGACAAACACTCATTGGATCAGCGCACCAAGGAACAATTTGGCCAGCCGCACACTCCACAATCTGTTTGGGTCCCTCACTCCCCATGCATCTTCCCCACAGATTCGGGTCACCAAATTGATTCAAGATTGATGCAACAAGACTGCGCCCACCCGTCCGTTGAATGTGATAGAAATAGATCACAGTCCTTCCTCCACAAGAGTTCCAATAGAGCGGTTCCAAATCTCGCGCTTGAACCAACATTTCCACGCTTCCTGAGCATAGGCGCCACGTTCAATGATTTCAACGTCAGTCTTGTGCTCCAACCAATTCTCCACAATGGAACCGGTGCGATCTGCGAATTGTTCAGGAACAACGACCACAAACACACTATAGTCTATGCGATCCTGAAGAGGTAGTTCACATTCATCGCCGATGAAAGCAACACAGCGGCCCATTGCCATTGCTTCATAAAACCTGTAGCGAATAACTCCGGGAATCGAGGCTGCACACAATGACAATCGTGACTTTCTCAATCCCTCAATGTAGGTACGACGGATCTCTTTTCTAGTGGGACTTGGTTCCATTTGCCCATAGAATCCAGTGTTAACCTGAATACGGGCACGAAGCTGTGATCCTTGGACTGAGGCAATCGCCCTCTTGCAACTCTCCAGGGTTGTTTGTCCTTGGAACACGAAGTCCGCATCGAAATCGGTTGGAAACGTCCACTCAGTGAGATCCTCGACGGGCCAGCACCAAGACATCATACGGGGATTTTCTCGCCTCATGGATTTAGTTATTGTGGCTGAAATAATCAGGGACTCAAGCCCTGAGAATGGTCTGAAGGCACGGGGATCTGAATCAGGTCCCAGATCAAAGAACACATGTCGCTTTCGATGAGCATTCATGTGTGGCAAAGTGTAGATTCTTTCTGTGTCTACCCAAATCAGCCGTTGTCTCATCACGAACACGTCAGCTTGGGTCGGATCATCAACCACGGTTGAATTTGGCCAATCATACCACACAAAGCGTGGCCACACAGGGGCAGGCTCACGAGGTTTTCCATCCGGACCCAAAAAGTCGTGGTCAGGACCCGGCCACTTCACTCCAACCTCATTGTCTGTGTAGAAGTAAACTTTCATCGGGGCAACAGCCATCCTTCCCGACAAGACGCGTGCCTGTAAGCGATGCGTTTCACTTGACCTGCTCCCTCGTGAAACGCCCTGACCAGGTCCTCATTCCACATCAGATCATCGACTGCAATAAATCCGGAGGTGTGCCCCACAGTCAAGATGTCTCGCAAACAGGCTTCGTAAGTGTGGAGACCATCGACGAAAGCAAAGCAGATTTCTCGGTGCTGCAGGAGGTCAATTGCAGCTGAACTTTGCGATTCATCTCTAACCACATCCAGTGTGTCCCACCAGGGTTCCATTGCCCGTTTGAACACCTCAAATGGGTCTTCTGGTCCATAGAAGTCCAAGTGCACCCATGGATCAACGCACACCACGCGCCTTCCATAGGATTGGGCAAGGGGAGCAAGAAGACGAGTTGTTCCCCCGTGCAAACAACCAATCTCCACAATGTCACCAGCTCCCGTCTTCAGCCCAAATTCAGCTGCCCACACCAACCGTTCGCGCTGTTGGATTGAGCCCCTGACCCAGGTCCGTTCGTCAGTGAGACCGGCTGCTTCAGCTTCAGTCAATTCGCTCAGCGCTTTCATCAACTCGTACTTAGGAATGATTCTCTTTATCTCAGGCACTATTAGTCCATCCTTCCCCGATAGCCCAGGCTAGTGATTGAAGTGAATTGAGTTTGAACCATGTGTGTTCGTCTGGTCTGAGAGCTTTCTCTATTAGTTTTGAGATCTCATTTGGATTGAAAAAGCAACTTGCAGGTCTGAATCCCGTTGCCAGAAGTGGCCAGAGCGACCTAAGCAATCCATGGTTGATCGTTTCAATGTTCAGAGTGTTGTCTTCGCACCAAGACTTTGGATCCAGCCCCGGATTGAACCAAATGTTGCCATGATAAGTTCTAAGCATCTGCTGCTGACCAATTCTGTTTCTTAGTACGTTCTTGGGGAATCCCAGCATCGTACTGACATAATCACGATCACAGTACACAGGAACCATGCTGTTCCAAAGATCCAACGCTCCCCAGGTATAGACTACATACTGACTACAGCGGTTGCGAAGTCGTACAAGTGTGCCCCTTATGATGTCGTCTGGTCCTTCAGTCTGGTCCCAGATTCTCCGTCCATCTTCTTTGACCTGCTCGAAAGCAACTCTCCAATCATAAGTCAACACTTTATCTAGCAGTGCTGGAACCCACTCCTTGTCATGGCAATAGCAGCCAATCTTGTATTGCTCATATGAGTCATGGCAGCGTGGTAGGTTGTCCTCAAGCCAAGGAAATCCAATGCCCGCAACTACATCCCCAATGACTCCACTGATGACTGGGAGGTGCAGTTGTTCGCTTCCAATCATTTGGGCGGCTCCAAACAAATAGACCTGAACCGCACTGATGAGCGTTCCATAATAGCGAATAGCTGGCTCTGTCCACTTTGAGTAGTCATGATCAAAATCAAGCATCCCCCAGTCTTTGACTCCACAAATAGCAGCACGAGCTTTTGGAATCATCGTTTCCCAACTCCGTTCAGCCGGCCACGAACTTGGATGTGACCGAGCTTTGATTCTATTGGGACGCTCTGTTGAGCCCAAAATCACACAGCTGTCCTGCCCGCTGGACAACGGAAGAAACATAGTTTCTCGCGGCGCAGTATATTTCCTGACAGTTCTGACAGAAAGATCGTGCATTTGAGCAATCGGATCGGATCCTCTAAACGGCTTGATTTCAAGTGGGTCCTGCAGAGTTTCGACAAATGACCCATTGAGTCCAATCTTCAAAGTCGTGTTTGCGTATTGTTTCTTGATCTCTTTCCACAGTGTCAACCTTCCGACCGTGCACTGGTAGATCAAATAGCTCACAAGCAGACCAGGATCCAAAGTCACAGGACCAATCCCATTGACCACAGCCTCTTCAGACGTGGAAACAAAGGGACAACCACCCTTTTCTCCATAGACCACTTGCATCGATCCCAAAGCATCATTCCTGACAGTGGCATCGTTCGGACGAAGTTCCACCACCAATCCGCGGTTTTCAAGGGGATCAGTCCCAAGGACCTCCATGTCAACTTCATCGTATCCCACAACGAGTCTGACACCTTCTGGAATCGTACTCAGCATGTGGTCCAGGTTTCCGTGTCCCCAAACAAAAATGTTCCAGTTCCATGCTTGCCACGAATGTGTTACCAGATGCTCGTAGCTTTGCATCCACTGAGGAGCCAGTTCTCGTGGGTTTGTTTTTGTGGTCAGTATGAAACCTATGACCTTGTCCACTAGATGCTCCTCTCAAACAACAAAGTTCTCACAGTCGAGTCTGGCCCCAGCTTTTCACCACTGGATTCATTTCGGATCTCTTCAAATCCAAGCGGCTTGAGCAACTCATGAAGCTCGTCCAAACTGAACGTGATGAACCAAGCACAATGCCCGTAGGTCTGGTGAACCTCGATTTTGGTTGGTCCGCCATCGGTTCTGACCCAGGTGCGGTGCAACAGCAACCAGCTCTGTGCGATTCTTGCGAATGATTCAAGCGTGGTTTCCCACTCACGAATGTGCATCAGCACAGCACTGCTCAGGACAATCTGATAGGACTGGGGACTGATTCCCCCCAATGTCCTGAGGTCTTGAAGACTCCAACGAGCCTTGGGGTAGTGGTTTCTTGCCAGATTGATCATGTGTGCGTTGAAATCCATTCCAGTCCAACGCACCCACCCAGGCACATAGTGATCGGCAATCTCACAATAGTAGCCAGAAGCACAGCCCATGTCGACTAACGACACAGACTCCAGGCCAGTTCGGCTCCTCAGCCACTGCAGCGTTTCACCGAATGATTCAAAATGCGCAGGAGCCTGTCCTTCTCTCATCGCGGCCAGTTGATGATCCACAAGTTCGCGTTGCTGGTCACCGATGTCTTCTGCACTCCAGTTGGTTGAAGGATCATTTCCCATGGTCACTCCTCAGCTTCAGTTCCAAATGCCCATTTAGTTCCACCAAAACTAGCTCACTGTCGGTGATATGGCCTTTGTGTGCACAACCTTCAGCCAGCACACGATTCGCTTCACAACGTGGATCTTTTTCTCTTCCAACGATCCCACCCACAAATGGGAATCCATGTGGAGGATGAACTGTTTTAATCACGGCAGTTGCATCGATCCTGGGAATCATCCTTTTCTGAGCTTCAACCACCATCCAAGTGTCATACCATGGCATCCCCATGATGAAGGGGGGGATGGGTTGTGGCCAAGGCTTTCTCCAGACCAACCAATCTTTCGCTCCAACGTTGCCTGTCTTGGTGATGTCTCCAATCCGGCCGGCAATGGGTTTCCACCAGTCGTTGTTTGAAAAGTCGATGGGAACCACGTTCCCTGTCCATCGCATCCCCATCATCAGGAACTGATCGAGCTGACCTGCCACTTCACCCAGTGCTTCCATGAGACCTGGTAACACGATCAGGTGGTCAGTGATGTACATCACAAAGGGATGAATTGCCAGCTCTTCGGTCTTTGCCACAAAGCTGTTGAAATATGGACGACCATCAGGTTCATGATCAAAGTTCTCCACCATCGTTGCACCCAGATCTCCAATAACCTTTGGGTAATTTCCAAAGACCAAAACCTGTGGTGTAGGCTCGAGCTTCATCCAGCTTTTGACTGCTGCTTCAAAACCCGACCTGTTTGCAGTGTTTTCCAGTGGGCGAGGCGTTGTCCCTATTGTGAGCATCGTTTGAATCCATATCCCATAGTTGTTCCTCGAAACTCGATCCCCTCTAGCAGTCCTTCTGCATAATCTCTCCACACTAAACGAGGACCGGGATGGGGGTATTCATGATTTATGTCATGCAGTGCAACAACTCCACACGGCACTACGTGTTGGTAGAAGTGGAGCAGGTCTCCTTTAACATCCTCATACTGATGGCTCCCATCGATGAACAGAAAATCAATTGGAAGAGTCCACGTGTTCCAAAACTGTGAACTTTTTCCCCGATGGGGCACCACGTATTTGTCTAGATTTCGCTCCACCATGTTCTGAACGAACTCTTCGAGGAAGTCTTGTTCGAATTCTCGATTCAGTAGGAAGTCTGTGGTGTTCCCACAAAACGTGTCGATTGAGTGGATCTGCTTGCTGGTTCCCACACAACCAAAAGCTAAAGCGGCAGTCGATTGACCTTTGAATGGACCCACTTCCAGCACGACTGCATCATCTTTCAAGCACTGAACCGTTTCAAACAACCAACGATCCTGTCCCTCCAGAATCCAACCTTCAATTGAACGCACTTTAGATTGGACTTCTCCCCAACGCATTTTTTTCCTCACCAGCGAGGTTTCATTGGACGGCGCACTTTCCAAGGCTTCAACAAGTTCGCAGCATAGTTGGCCAGTGCAGAAGAGCCGAATGCGGTTGTCCGGAGAGGTGTGCGGCTTTCTCGATAGCTGAAGCTGCCCCAATCAGTGACGCCAGGATCTCCGGGACCTCCTTCAGAGGCACCAGGATCAAGGATTTGGTTGAGTGCAATTTTGGCTGCCACGGCCAATGCCAATAAAATGGTTGGAGTGGACTCTGCCAGACCTGTTTCCAGTCCAGCTGTCCACGTAAGATACCACATCAATGGCGATCCGCAGCATCCACAACAATTCTGACAAACAATGTCGCAACCTTCGCGTAATTCGATGATTGATTGGCGGAGATTCTTGATGTGAGCACACTCTGTGTACTCGTAGATTGTGCAGTCGCAACTTGTGTCCTCGCACATCAATACCACCGAATCCACGCTGATCAAGTGGGTTGCTTCAAGCATCATCGGTTGGCCGAAAGCAGCCAAGTGATATGTCCCCGACACAGTGGTGGGGACCAAATAAGTCACAAGTTCACGCTGAGCTTGTTGCTCGGCAATGCAGAATGCTGCAGTAAGTTGGCCTGCAGTCGCACTACCCACAGTTCCACCATAGGCAGTGAACAATGCGGAAGTCAAAACTGAGGGAGTGGTGACTCCAATAGTAATCATTGGGTTGGTCTCCCTTTCAACAGAGCGTCCATTTCCTGACGGCTGCGCGGCGTGACGATCTGTTGTGCGCGCTTGGACGCCGCTGTCTCATCCAACAAGCGATGGGCCTCATGGGTGAGCCAAGCACCCAGGAACAACAACTGCTCTGCACTGATGTTCTGAACGTTCATGCGAAATCGCAGACTGTGGGGGTTTTCGAATTGAACGGCAAAACCACACTCGGACTGTTCTTGATCTGGTACGTTGACATCTGGTTGTCCGTTTCCCATTTACCAATACCTCCATTCGTCCCAGTAAGCAAGTTTGGAGCATCTGAGCATCCAAATCGCAAAGTTCTCTCCGATCGGAAAACCTTCACCAGCTCCAACCGAGGCTCCAACGTGGTGAATGCCCACTGCCATGGGTTGATAGATCACGCTGTATTTCATTGAGCGGACCATTAGGCAGTACTCAATGTCTTCGTAGGTGCCTCTTCTGTAGACTTCTGCAAATCCCCCAATCGCACTCCACAAAGCACGGCGAGTCATCAGGCAAGCTCCAGTCACGGCCTGAAATTCATTTCTCACAGTAGCACGGGGGTGATTGGCAGCCCACCCGATGTGGACATGAAAGGGTTTGCCGTCAAATCCAAAGACGATCCCCGCATGCTGAATGCAACCTGCTGGGCGATTTGCATCGGTTGAGTCAGGTGAAAAGATCAATCTTGGTCCCACAACTCCTACCTGAGGTTCGTTGAATTCTGCCATCATTGTTTGAGGGGCACGTGGATCGAGTATCACGTCAGAATTCAAAATCAAAATCAGACTGTTGCGACCCAGCCGTGCTCCACGGTTCACAGTTGCGGGAAATCCTTGATTGGTGGTGTTGATGACCGTGTGGATACGGCTGAACTGGGTGAATTGAGATGTGTCGAATTTGGCTAGTGGGGGATCTCCATGGTCATCGATCAACCAAAGGTGCATTCCCCCGGAAGCGGGAGACGAACCCAGAGCCCTCACGCACTGTTCTAGCAAATCTAGTCGACCGTGAACTGGAATCACAACATCCATCAGGTGAGTTGAATCTCCACCAATGGTGTTGGTAATGCGAGCTGGTTGGAAGTTTGGAGTGCGTGTGTGGCGTGCGCGTTGAGCTCTACGCTTTCCCATTGATAGCCTCCTCCAGAACATCCCCAGCTCGAGACCAAACACGTTCTTTCACGTACTCAGACGCACGATCCAGCATCTTGTTGCGAGCATCTTGTGGAGCAGTCGAAATTGTGACTAGCGCACTGACCGCCTCATCGATCCCAATCATATAGCGTTTTGAGTTACCCCAAGGATCCACGATCGTGTAGGAGGGTTCAATCAGAAATCCGCGGCGATCTTTTAAGTGATCTTCGAGGGCTGTGCATTTGGTTCCCACAACCGGAATTCTCATTGTCATCGCTTCGAGAACAGGAAGTCCCAGTCCTTCAGCTTTGGATGGTAGTAGGAAGGCGTCTGCAATTCCATAGAGTTCGCGAAGTTGCTCGTGGGGCATTCCCCGCTTGAAAACAAAACAGCGTTCAGTCATTCCCCACTGTTCTGCAAGATCCCCAAGCACCCAACCTACGGGGCTGTCGGGCCGGGTAACCAGAATCCAAACCACATCGAGCTGGTCCTTGAGTTTCCCAACGATTTCCATGCCTGCGCTGAGGTGTTTGCGTTCCTGGTTGTCAGCCACAGTCAACACCACAAACTTGTCAGCAAAATCCATCTTAGCGCGGAGCTCGGTTCGTTGGGCAGGATCCAGTGGGTTCCAGACACTGGAGTCGATACCGATCGGGAGATGAGTACATTCAAGCCCGGCAGCCATCGCTGTGCGTTGACCAAATTCACTGATGACAAGGCGACTGTTCATTTCCCACAGTCTCATCGCCCAAGTAGCACAAAGTGGGTCTGATTCAATTGGAAAGATGCCCACCCAAGGAATCAATCCGCGATCAGGGATCTGACCCATGAGGCGGAGTTGGAGTGGAATGTCGAGTGCAACGACCCAAGCTTCAATCTTGATAGACTGGTCGGTTGGAAGCAGACTGATGATTGAGGGGAGTTGAGTGAATCGAGCAGGGCAAATTCTGAAGCGTTGGTTGTGTTGCTCGCCTTTGTAGCCCAATCCGAACACCAGCACTTCGTGACCACGCTCGACCAGCTCCTCACACAACGGCACGCTGATGGTGCGGTAGCCACTGCCTTGTGCATCAAAGTCTGAAATGTAGATGATCATGATGCACCTTCCAACGCTTCAAACCGGGCAATCCAATCTCGTGCGATCGTTTTCCAGTTGAATCGTGTGACTGCGTCTTCCATCATTGTGGTGCGTTCAGCTTCGACTTGTTCGATGTGGCCACCTAAAATGGATGATGCGGCTTGAATCAGTTTGTTCTGGATCCCAGCGGTACGTGGATCTCCCTTGATGACAATTCCAGACTGGTTGGTCGTTGCCAACGCACCCATGTCCGTCGTGACGGGGAATGCGCCGGCAACTTGGGACTCTGCTACTGAAATACAGAACAGTTCTGGATACACACACGGGTAGAGATGGAGACCAGCACTCAGTTGGTGGTGAACCAAAGTGCCTCGTGACACTTTCCCCAAGTACTCAACGTCTGGTTCGTGCATCCATTCCATCTTGAATTCGTGCGTGTACGGGTTCTTGGCTCCCCACAATGTGTAGTCGCCAGTGATAACCAAACTGAGATCGGTGAATTCGCATTTGAGCGTTTTCCACAAAGGCAGCAATTCCCGGAGACCACGATCTGGAACTGACGTGAAGATCAGTTTGTGTGGATTGCGGACCACCACCGCTTTTCTGATTTCGTAGTCCTCAAGCCGTACGCCTAAGTCGCTGACGACCAGTTTTGCAGGATCACATTTCCAAAAGCTCTCAAACCAGATGCGATGGACTTCACTGATCGTCACGACTTGATCCACGAACGGGAAAATCTGAGTGCGGAAGTTGCCGGAAGTCACTTGGTCGCAACTCCAGAACACCTTCTGGCAACCCGACTTCGTTTCGACCAGCGGATGTGGATTTCTGAACAGCACGAACACATCACACTTCGAACTTTCGGCTGCCTTCAAAGGCAAGAACTCAGCGTGGCTGTTGGTGGGCTGAGCTGGATTGTTGAAAACCCTGACTGTGTGGCCTAGTTGATCCAGCACTTCAGCCAAACTAATCAACGCCAACTCAGCTCCACCTACACCTTTACCATAGATGTCTTCTGGGATCAACCCGAGGGGGCTTCCACTGGGGCAGAAGAACTCAATGACCATCGAACTTGACCTCCTTTAGCGGCTAGATGACTTCTGACTTTTCGCACCGAAGAAAAAACCCAGCACGATCATCAGCGCGGCTTGGAGCTCCTGGGGCACAGGCTTGCTCATACCCCACAACAAGCAGCAGGTCAGCACCAGAGCCAACGCGATTGTTCCACTCACCAGAGTGCTCTGTTCAAGCAGTTGCCAAAACTTGTCCACGTCATTTCTCCTTTGCGATCGTTTTTCAAATCCACCGTGCTCCACCTGTTTGGTGGAGACCTGTTTGGGCGTGCAGCAAACACACTAGCAACAATCCTTGGTTCTTGTAGTCGTCACCATTCACGTTTGCTGCAACCGCCACACTTCCACAAGTACACATGAATGCAGACGATTGCTGTTTGTCTGTGTAATACACAAAGTGTTCATCATAAGGAGCGCAATGCACAAATCCCTTCAGCGCCTCGACCCAGAGTTTCTCCTCACGAACAAAGGTTTGACCTTCGATAGTTACCTGATTCACAGCACTCATTGTAGTCCACATCCCTCAAGAACTTGCTCCACACGGTCATCCCAAGTGTGGAATTTAACTGTCTCAAGTGCACGTGCTGCCATTTGAACTGCTTCTGCAGGCTCATTTATAAGAGATGTGAACTGCTCAATGGCAGAGAGCTGATCTGTGAAAACCCTGATGTGTTTGCCGGCTTCAAAAAACGTACCCAGGTCGGGCACGGAATTGGTCAACAGGGGAATGCCCATTGCGGCAATTTCAAACACACGGGCATTCAAATCTCTCAAACTCGACCAGTTGAGCCCGACCCGTGCGCTTGTGCAAATTTTCCTGTATTGATCGAATGAGGGCCCGATGTCCGCAAAGATTTGGAAGCCACGTTTTCGCAGTGCCTCAACCAACTTCACACGTTGCGGATATTGGATTCCAACCAGTGCTCCGCCCAGAGTTTTCGTTGTGTCGGGTTCCGGAAAATGCACAGTAGGATCATATGCGTATGGCAGCCAGATGTCGTTTTTTGCCTTGTATTCACACTGCATACAGAAAAACTTGTCTGCCATCTCACGAGCATCGGTGTAGTCCAACACGTGGGGATCAGTTCCAATGATTGCGTTGAAACCCTGTCGGGGCTTTCCCAACAGATGAAATCCTGCATCGACTTGTAGCCACAAAGCGGGCGACCAATCGGGAAAGAGTTTGGCCAGTTGAGCTTCCGCAAAGCGGATAGGAGTGTGGACTGGGTGGTGTTGGTCTCCGGGAAAACGCACATCAGGCGGTGTTCCAATTCCCTCGTCCAGCAGCATTCCACCACTCCACGGAATCCAGCGACCAGTCCAAGGACCCATTGTCTTGAGATCGATGTTGGGATTGCGTCTCAGTGCGCGTTCGAAATAGCGCAAGATAGCCACAGGATAGAAAATCCCACTCAATACCACATTGATCATTTGGAGATCTCCAGTCCATGTTTCGTTGCAAAACGCTGGCGGTTCATCTCTGTGATTTCCCAGCGGCGTTCAAGCTGACGAGCAGTGGTTCCTCCAACATGCTGCACTGGGAGCGTGAGTTGACGAAGTTGAATTCCCTTTTGGACAGCGCGACAACTCAAATCCATATCCTCAAAGTCACATGGCACGAACTGAGGATCAAAACCCTTGAGCTCGTTCCAAATCAGAAACCACATCCCAAGCAGCCAACCCCCGACATAAGGAACGATCTTGTTTCCAAATGAGTTCCAACCGGAATCAAAGTCCACCAGCTGTGGTCCAACGAGGGATTCGGGGTGCTCAGTCAGGACTTGAACAATGGGCGTGATGAAATCACCCAAGATCCTCACATCGTTGTTGAGTAAAATGATGATTGCACCCTGTGAAATGTCGACTCCTGAATTGCATCCAGGACCGAATCCAATGTTTTGGTTGTGTCGCACTGTCCTCAAAGGCACTGACGAGCGTTCTTCAAACCGCTCCAAAACATTCGCAGTCTGGTCCGTAGATCCATTGTCAACTACCACCAGCTCGTCGATCTTGTTGCTGAGGTGTGTCCTCACACCCTCCAAACACCTCACGGTTTGATCTGCACGATTCCAGACCGGAACAATCAAGCTCACTTTCAACGCTTTTGAGGTGTCAGCCATTTCTCGATCTCGCTTGGGGATGCTTTGAAAAATGCCTTTTTGCGATTTCCACAGCAGCCGAGTTTGTGGTTCAAGATCTCTTCCAAATCAGCATCTTGAATCTCAGCCATGCACAGCCCATTGTTGCACCTGAAATAGTAAATGTTCGGACGCCAATCGACTTTGACAGGGCGGGGCGGATTGACTTTGACAAAAGTGCTCATGAAATGATTCCAATGATTGCGATGCGGGGATGGGCTCCCCCAGTAGAACCCATCCCCAGGACTACACAGGAAGGAGGCGAAAGGTGTGGAAGTAGTCCCTCAACTCAACAGCTACTGACCTCGGCTGGGCACCGTGCCGATCGCGGGACAAACAGTGACCACGCGACCAGTGAAGGTGGACGTGTACACGCCCTGAGCACAGCAGGCCTTGACGATCAAGGCGGTCTTGGCCCAGATCTCGAATTGAATGGCCGTGCAGCCAGGCGTCAGGTCCTTCAACGCCAACGGGATCTGAGTGCGCTTGTAGACCAGTGGCTCTCCATTGTGGGTCATGCGCAACGGATACAGGTTAGAGATGAAGGTGCCGGTCATGTTGGTGCGCGTGAAGTTGTTGTCTGCCACAACGGCCATTTGGCCAACGCCGGTGTTCACGAAACCCGCGAAGTTGAAGCCCGGGGTGATTCGTCCGCCGTCTGAAAAGTTCACGACCTGCGAACCGGCGAACCCCAGTTGGAAGTAACCGGACAACATTTCTTGAACAGCCTGGGGGTGTCCAAAGATGTGGGTGGGCTTGGCACACGATTCTGCCAGCCAGCGGTCGAACTCGGCAGCACTGAAAGTGCCCGTGTTGGTGTTGTAGTGGGCACACGTGGGCGTCACGAGTCGTTCAATGCCATCGAACTGCAACGGATAGGTGGTTGCATTGCCAGCGACGAGCAGGTTGTCCCATCCATTCAACACCAGGGTCATGCCCTTGCGGATTTCCTTCTCTTTGACGTTGGCGATGTTCTCCATCAGGAAAGTGCCGATGCTGGAACCTCCGGGCACGCCCTCACCATGGGGGAAACCACCCAGGATACCGGTGATGCCGGATCCGCCGATGGCGACCGCAGCACTGTGCATGATGTCACTGACAGTGAGGCTTTTCTTTGCGCCGATGTTCTTGAGCGAGATGGTGGTGTTGGCACCATCGTGCGTGTACTCCTCTGGACATTCGCCATCAGCGAACGCCAGATAAGTGGCACCACCCGTGAAGTAGAGCTCGTCCTCCTCACGCCAGGTCTCTTCTTTCAGACCAGTCATGAGTTCAGGCAGTGCTTGCCACATGGTCACTTCCTCGCACATCGCCATGACCTCGAGCGGATCGAGCGGGGTAGGATACTCCGCAGAGAACTCCGTGGTCGTCATGGCTGGCGGAGCAATGACAGGGTCGGAAGCCCGGCTGACAAACGCGCGGCGCAGGCTGGGATCCGACATGTCAAGGACCATCTCTCCTGAACCGATTTGCTGAGACATGCTAGAACCTCCTTGAGATGTGAAACTGGTAGTTGTGGTCCCGCGCCTAGTTTTCGGTGCTTAACGACCAACGAAAGACGGGGCTGTTGCCCTCTAGTCTTTCAATCCAACGGAACGCCGGACGGTCTGGCTCAGAGGTGAAGGAGATTGGGAGCCAACCGCGGGCTGTGCAACGTGTGAGAAAGTACGGCGAGTACGGGCTGCAGGAGCTGCGGTGTCCATCTGGCGACCCAGCACGGCGACCAGCGCGTTGACCGCATCGGCCACAGGCTTGAGTTGCTGTTCCATGGTTGAACGGATGGCCATGACAGTGGGATCCAGGACAACCGGTTTGTTCGCAGCGTCCACAATGACCTTCGACATAGCCTCCAGCTTGGGCTGCAGTGCTGCGAGCTTGGACTTCGAGTCCAGGGCCTGGTCCGCCAGTGCAGCAGCGACTGCCCGGCCGAACTCAGCGACTGCCACAGCGACGGGGTCAACTTCCTCGGCGACTCGATTCTCGATGGACAGGACGGGAGCTTCAGACCGTACAACTTTGCTTTCTTCTTGAGTAGACGAGGTCCCAGTGGACTCGCCCTTGGTGCTTTCATCATTAGGCATTTCAGCTTCTCCTTGGGAATGTAGTTCCAACTTCGACACTTCGTCATCCCAGCACTCACTCAACTCTGTAAACACACTCTCCACAGCCTTGAGTTTGTCGGGAGTTGGGACTGACGAACTGCTCAACACATTCGACACCACGGACATCGCCATGTCCACAGCATTAAGGAATGCGTACTCAGCTTTGCGCGCATTGTCGAACTCCAGAGCCTCGCGCAAAGTAGTAGAGCCACCATAAGGCATCCAGACTCCATCCGGTGCCAATGACTCTGTTTGGACTGCTGATTCCTCAACCACTGAAGAGGCTTGTGGAGTGGGGACTTGTGGAGCTGTCCGTTGCTGGAGGCGAGCGCGGGCTGCAACGATCGGGTCCTCAGGAGCTTTTGGAGCTTCAGGAGCTTCGGTTGCAGCAGATTCGCTCTTGACCACCAACGCTTGATCTGAAACGTGACTTTGAGTCACACTCACTTCTTCCATTGTCAACCTCTCGAGTTCTCTTGCAAGTTCATCTCCCACGATAGAAGCCGCGTCATCGTGACGAGTAACGATGGGTGAGCTCCGTTCCTCCAGCCCAACTTCCAAAGACGTTCTGGTGTTGACTGGAACACGCGTAGCTGCAAAGTGAACCAGAATGCCGTCCAGGAAAGTGTCAGGGTGGTGGCCACCCTCGCACACAGGACACACATCAGTCAGACTTTTGCGGACAAACTCAAACGGACCATGAGAGTGGTGCAGATCCAGAAATGCAATCGAAATACGCACCTTTCGCTCAGGTTCCATTGAAGGATCATTGCGTTCCTGTGTCACTGCCCCAAACAATGCGCGGCCCAAGCTGTTGTTGTTGAATGTGCCCTTGGCTTTGAAAATGTCTCCATCAACCCAGATCTCATCAGTGACACCAGCCACACCCGCGCCACCCAGTGCATCATAGTGGGCAATCCCCAGATAAGGCAAACTGTGGCCACGGGCCCGTGCGATGAAGTTCTCAAACAATGTGCGAGTCATCCTGGTGTTATAGTCATCAGCCAGTGTGTCGGAAGCACGAGCACTCCAGCGCATTCGCTTGTCAGACGAACTTGCTTTGGTGATGATGAAATCCATGAAGACCTGAGACGAGCGAAGCTGTGCAGCTTCTCCTGAACTCATCATAGTCTCGACATCTTCCAAACTCGCCGGTAGAGACAGTTTGACGGGGACAGGTGGTGGTGGGGATCCAGGTGTGGATGGAAGGGGGGGTTCTGAACTCGGGGCATGACTTCTCTCCACCCAATCGCCCTTGGCGTTCTGCTTCCAGCCCTTCTTGACCGCGGACCAGGCGACTCGGGACGCACACTCATCGCGGCGTGAACCAGACTTCGCGCACGTCCCATCATAGGCTCCATTGAAAGCTCCAACGTAGGCTTTCTTTGCGTCTTCCGGCAGGGTCTTCGGAGCATCGGTCGTTGTAATCGGCATTCTGATCTCCTTACTGGGGGAATCACTTCATCAGCAAGAAGTACACCATCACTCCACCGGGGATGACTCCTACGACTTCCACGTGCCTGATGGTCCAACCATCCTTGACGGCTTCAGTCAGTTCTACGTTCACCGACTCAACCGATTGAGTTTCGGATGAAGTCGCAGCGCCGATCTGGCGGATGAGCTGGATGACTTGGGTCGGGGAGTCAACCTGCTGGGTTGACAGTTCTGAGATGCGTTCTTGTAGAGCAGCTGGTAACTGGGCCATTTTCATCTCCTTTGAATTGCAAATCTAGTTTGAGTCTTGCGTACCTAGGTCAGTGTGAAATTCTCCTCGGCCACCTTCGGAAGGGGGCACGGGCTCACCAATAATGTCGCGGGTGTGGTCTTGATCTTGGTCAGGCTCAAGAGACTGGCCGAATGGGGAAGGTGCGGGTTGGGATTCGAATTCTTCGTTGTCGGCTGGATCCAAATACACTGTGATCAGTCCATCTGCCACAGTTTGAGCGCGAGCCTGTTCAGGTGTGAGGATTTTGGATCTTACGTACTCACCCATGGCTTTTGCGTTAGTCAACCGGCTGCGTCCCAACGCCACCATTGCCTCAACGTCATCTTCAATGAACACCCATTCGAGCTCGGGCGGAAGAATGCTGTCAAACATGTACTTGAGTTTGGTGGTCAAAAGCGAAAATCCCAGTCGCTTCGAGCGTTGGTCTTGGCGGATTTCTCCAGCCAAAGTCTCACGTCCCATTCCCAACCCAACGTCACGAAGTCCCATTCCATAGCCTGCGGTCACAATCGCCGCATAGCGAAGGGTGATAGGATCATAGTTGAGAGTGGTGGGGTCAGCTCCGAATGGCACGAACTTCACGGCCTGTTCATGCTCGTACAGAATGGGAATTTTGAATGCATCAGTTCCGAACATCAATTCTCGGAACCCCCCGGCCCACTCTTCTGCGCTTTCTTGTTCCATGTCCATCAGATCAAGAATGCCGGCAGGTGGGGTGTCAAGCAGCAGATTCGCATAGTAACGGTCACCACGACTCAACAATTCAAGCGACAAATAGGCTCGTTCAGGAGGAGCCATCCCCCATCCATTGTTGCGGATTTCAGGTCGGGGTCTCAAATACAGACGATTGACTTCGTTGGAAGCCAAAGCCACAGGATGTGAGTCTGGGACTACCATGAGCTGAACCACAGGATAGTCGGGCCTCAGAGTGGGACGCAACGTGCACCCGTCCACATAGCAAATGTCCCACAGTTTGTCGCCATCCCTCACAAGTTCAACAGCTCCTCCGAACGGGATAGTCAAGGCGTCTTGAAGGAGTTTGTCGATCAACACAGCATAGCCTTCGTTGTCTGCATGTGTGATGATGTCTGTGTGCTCATCGACCAGCAGATCCAGCTCCTGAGCACGGTTGGGTTCGCGCGCACGAATCTTCCACTTGAGTTGGAGCACCTCCATGATCAAGGTGTCCATGCAGATAGTGGCAAGTTGATGCTGGCGCACCCATTCTCTCCAAACGTTACCATCCAACCAAGTTGGAGTTCCCCACCAGGGAATGATACGACTCAGGTAGTTGTTTTCGATTGAGATGGTTTTTCTCTGTGGTTCAGCCATCAGATTTGACTCACTTCAGGTTTGACTCAAGCACGAAGGAATTTTGACTTCCTCCAACGCTTCTTTCCCATGAAAAGCATGTAGTAGAGACCGCTGACTGCGTCAACTTGATCATCCCACTTGCCGCGATCAAAGGCCAGGAACTCAGCCAGAAAGGCTTTCCACCAACTTGCGCCCTTGTCTACAAAGACTTTGCCAGAGGCACCGCGGGCTGCAACAGGACGCGCACGTGCAACTTTGTCGCCCTTGGGAAGCTGTTCACGAATGGGAAGATCGGTTGTAGTTGCCAGTTCCTCAAGCAGTCCGATTGAAAGCAGACCTTTCTCAACTCCAATGCGGTTCAGTTTGGGCCACGTATGAGTATCCTCATACCATGCGTTTTCGATCATTTGGCGTTGTTCCAAACTGGTGACATGATTGCGGCGCACTTTCAACACATAGAAGTTGTTTTCAGCATCATTCCCGCCGGTTGCACATGCACTGAAAGACGCACTATCTTTTGCACTCAGTGCAGTATCCCAGAACTGGCCTATTTGGACTAGGTGGTCAGGATCGAAGTCAGCAGGGATATCTTGGAAGTCATCGATGCTGAAGATTTTTCCGCTGAGTGCACTGGGATCCCCCTGGTACATGCAGTTGAACAGGGGATCGCCCATGTCAAATCGTTCGTCTTCGAGATCTCCTTCACTCCAGTATTCTGGCCACAGTGCAGGTCCCTGGTCATGGATGAAAAGTCGAGCCTGACCAGCGTCACGCTCTGTCCATTCGATTTGATCCTTGAACACTTCATCGGCTAGATCACGATCACGCCGAGCGAATTTGGCCTCAGCCCAAACCTCTTTCCCATCACTGAGAGCAATCATGCGCACAATTGTGTACGAGGGACTTTCCTCGAATTCTTTGACCAAATCATCATAGTGCCAACGAGTCAGAACAGCTCTGAAACGTCCACCGGGAACAAGCCGGCTTCGAAGTGTGCGCTTCAACCATGTGATGACTTTTTCACGTTGGAGTTCAGTGGCACTGTTTTTCTCATCATAGGGATCGTCAAGACCGATCTCGTCTGCTCGTCTTCCAATGACTGCTCCACCGACCCCGCTGGCTGCGTAAGTTGCATGGGGGTCTCCTGTGTCGCGAGGTCCTACGAACCACTCAGATTCTCCCCATCCTTTTGAAGGTTCAGGAACAACAGCAGGAAAGATTTCTTTGAAGTGTGGACTGTTGGAAATGGTGTCGCGGATAGCCACACTGAAAAGATCGGACTGTGTCGATGTGATTGAAGTACCCAAATAGTGAATCGAGGGTTGGGTGCCGATACGCCAAGCAGGATAGATCACAGAACACCAGGTCGATTTTGCATGTCCTGGCGGTGCCACAATGATGACGCGTTGGAAGCCCGTGTTTTCAAGAAGCTTGAGCCAAATGCGATGGTGAGCGGCGGGAACCATTCCAAACACATACTCACCGAACTCACCCAGCCCTGTAGAGGCAAGTTGCTTCAGTCCTTCTCTGTAGAGATTCTCAAGGAGCTGAATCCGCTGTGCAAGTTCCTCCTGGGTGGTTTGAACAGTGTTCTGCATCATCAACCCACATCCACAGCCTCATCAACTTCAACCCGTGGTTCAACCGTGTGTGCACCAACATCAATCACAACTGATCCAGTCAACTGTGTGTGGGTAGCTCGAATGTCAGCCAGCAACTCACGCAGTGCGTCTGGTCCCATTTCCCTCAGCATTGCAGCTTGACTTTGTTCGGCTGGCGATCCAATCGAAATGTCCAATGTCTTGCGGTCCAATCCGAGCAGTCCTTCGATCGCTTTGTCCTCTTCCGCAATTAACCGATAGTACTGAGGTTTGGCTGCTTCACTCACTGCTTCTTGGATCTCGTCCCACAGTGCAGACTGGCGATCGCGTCGTCTCAAGATCTGCAAGAACAGAGCCTGGGCGGGATTTCCGAAGACTCCTGGATTGGTGCGCATGTAGCGAAGCAGACCATTGTGAATAGTGATGAAGTCGCCTTTGACTACTGGCAAAGGAATACCAAGTCTGCGTGCCACAGTCTCGCGTGCATAGCCTCTCAAGTACAATTGAAACACAGTCTGGAGGCGGATTTCGTTTCGTGGATCCTTGGTTGTGTCGTCTGATTCGACCGTGTCACTGATGCTGAAGAGCAGCGGAGATAGGGATGTTGGGATCAATGCGTTCTTGGTAGTCGCTTCCATTTCCACTCCCTCAGGATCCCATAGCAGATCGATCCCATCGGGAATCGAGTCCTGTGGAGAGGTTGTGGCGTAAGCAACATTTGCTTGAACCTCAAGTGAACTCAGCACGACTTCAGGATCAGTTCCTTGTTGATCCATGGTACTGATCAGTTGGCCAGTTGGGTGGTCAGTGGGAAGTTGTTGTGTGCGGCGTCTGGTGCGGTTGTTTTGGATCTCATGGCCACCGCGACTTCGTTTGATTTGTTCGGCGCGTTCTTTCAGGTCTGGCCGAAGTCCTCCGCAAGTTGCTTGTGCAAGTGCCACGCTGGGGGCAATCGGAATGGGCTTGAGGTACTCAGAAGGATCGGGCAACTCGGTTGATCTGCTCAGCTCAGTGGCAGCTTCCACCAATGTGTCGGTGTCCCACTTCTTCGGATCAGTTCCCAATGCCTCAATCTTCTGAGCCAGTTCGGGTGAAATGTTTTCCAAGCCCTTCAAACGTTTCAGCTCCAATCCACAACTTAATCTATAAGACGTGGGTGGGATTCGAGGCAAGTTGCTTCCCCGGGCGGTTGTTGGTTGGGGAAATCTCCAACTGACTTTTTGGGGTGTGATCTTGCTTGAATCCCATTTGAACTCATTATACTACGGATTGAGAAGCGTGTCAATGCGGATTTGAGACGTTCGTGAATCCACGTTCGTGAATCCACGTTCGTGAATCCAGGTTTCGGAATCCACGTTCGTGAATCCACGTTCCACTCCTTTTTCTCCACCCTTTTGAATCCATCTTGGTGTCGCGACGCTTGGGGACAAAAACTCGATCGTGCTACTGGCACCCCAGAGGTACCCGTTCACTCCGTCCCTTCTCACAAAAGGTCACGTCCGACACCCCACACCAAAGACAAAGAGAAGAGAAGCGAAGACGCCAATTCCCACATAGAAAGGCCCGTGAGTTCGGGCCTTTCTGGAAGACTAGGCGGTGAGTTCGGATTGGAGAATGGGGAGGAATCGGAGCCGTTGAGATGGGGTGTAGGTGGCCTGGACATTGCCATCGAGATCGACCATTGCGAGTTGACCGTTCCAGTCCTCAAAAACCCCGGAGAAAACGACGATGTCTTCGACAGTGACGGTGAGTTCGTAGGAATTGGGATCGAACTTAGAAACTTTGGTCGTGGTCTTCATTTTTATCACCTCCTTGTTCGTTAGAATTTTGGATCGTGATTATTATACCACAAAAGAGAACCCGCTACGTTACAACTCCGTTACAATAAATTAACGGAATTGTGATTCTGTTTTTTTACAGGAAATCTCGAACCTTGAAATAAAAATTACAGGGGACGTCCACTGGATCCCAAAAGAAAAAGCCCTGGTTGGGGCCTTTTCTTGAAACCTATTTAGTTAGAGTAGATTCGGGTTAGAAAGTAGGTTGCGAAGATTAGGAAAAACCCGATTAGTAAAACGATGTGGGGAGCCATTTAGTTTTCCTCCTTGGAAAGGGGTGAGAGATCTTCGTTGCGGATGAAAATGAGGTAGTAGCCTAGTGAGAGGGGGATGAGAAAAAGGATGGATGAGAAAATGCCTGAGGTAGAAAGGAAGTTAATCATTGGTTTGTTCTCCTTGTTGTGAATTTGTTGGATCGTGATTATTATACCCCAAAACGCCCCGAGCTACGTTACAATTCCGTTACAAAAAAGGGGCGAATAATCACAAAAAAGTGATTAATCTTTGGGGACAAAAACCTCACAACCCTGAAACAAGAAATGACATTTCGGGGGACCTCAGTGGACCCCCACCGACCGAGATTTGTCTCGCCACCCCACCACAAAAAAAATGGAGCCCTGGGCTTGGGCTCCTATTTAGTTGTGGGGTGAGAGATTAGGTTAGCTCTGAGCGGGAACTTCCTGGTTGGCTACCTCCTGGTTGGCTACCTCCTGGTTGGCGACTTCCTGGGCCTTGGCCTTGCGGGCTGCTCTGCGGGCTTTGCGGGCCTCTGCGAGTTCCTCGGGGGTGTGGGAGACTTTGGCGGGAGAGGCCTTGGTGGCCTGGGCCTTGAGAAGGGTTTGGATGGTGGAGGGGGTGATGTAGTGGTGGCCGGCGGTTTTGGTGGCTTCGATGGTGCCCTTGCGGATGGACTTCCTGATGGACTTGGGGGAGAGATTGAGGATGGTGGCGGCTTCCTTGGGTGTGAATCCCTCGGGGGTGGAAGGGGTTGGGAGCTGGACCTTGGACTGATTCTTGCGGGACATTGGATTTGCCTCCTGGTGAGAAAAGTGAGAACTTCTGGTGGTGGTGAGTTGGTTCCCCTATCTTTTGGGGTTGTGAGAAAAAGGGCTTGAGAGGTGGCTGAGGTGGGGAAGGTGCCTTTTTCGTTTTGTTAAGGGAGGGTGGTGGGTGGGGTGGGAGTGGAGTGGGTGGGAATGTTTTATTGAATTATGAGTATTATACCACGAAGTTAACCCGGCTACGTTACAGGATAGTTACAATTTTTGGGCCTTTTGTAACGTAATTGTAACGCACAGAATTAAGCAGATTCTGAAATAAAAATTTCGGAGGACGCCAGGAGGGGGGAGAAAAACCACGACCCCTCCACCGAAAAGAAAAGGCACAGCCAACGGCAGACCTGGTAAAGAAACAAGACATGAAACAAAAGTGCACAAGCGAAAGCAAAACCTGAAAAGAAACAAGACATGAAATGAAAACTTACAAGAAAACGGAAACCTGAAAAGGAACGAGACATGAAACATTTTAGTGACAAGACTTTACATTCCTGTCATGAAACATTTTAGTGACAGGATTCCCCAGACCTTGAAATAAAAACAGATAACAACCAAGGTCCACTCCCGAACAAAAATTTGCATGACGTCCAAGGGCAAACCTTGAAACATTTCGTTCTGAAAGATTTCGTTCTAAGATTTGTTGAGATTGAAACATTTCGTTCTGAAAGATTTCGTTCTAA